ATCGAACTCATAGTAATCACATAGACTGCTTAGAATCCAAACATTATCTGTTGTTGCAGTTGCAATGATTCGCTTAAAAGTATCAAGATAGTTATCCACAAATCGAGTAGTGCGAATGTTTGGAAATTTTTGTTTCAATGATACTAGTTGAGCATTATCATAATTGCCGTGATCGACAAAATACATAGCACTACTATCTTCACCAGTGCTCACGAGTTGATTAGTGACAAAGTTTAGATTGGGGAATTGTTCTAGCCCAGTAGCCCATTGAGAGTGTCGTTCAAACTCATGCTTGTTAATTAAGAATGTATCAGTCCATTTGTTCCATTTACTACCAAATACATGAGTCATATATCGTTGCCATGGCTCAGGTTGCCAGTTAAAATCAAACTCTGTATAATCATTCTCACTGCTGATAACCCAAAACAAGTTTGTTTTACTCTTGTTGGCACAACGACGAATAGTATCCATCATACTATTCACATAACGGGTAGATTTTACTTCAATACCCAAATCGTTCAATCCAGCAAGGCGTGATGGTGCTAGCGGGTTATTTTTGTCGATGTAAAATATTTGTAGTTCACCGAGTTCTGCCAATATATCTTCAACAAATTTGTGAGTAGTTGCTCCGGGTACACGATACTCTACAGTGGCACTACGATGACCCTCCCAATGCTGATTACCAAATACATAGATAAATGGAGGGTCAAATGGATCTGGGCACCAACTATAATCAAATTTAATATCAGTATCTGCATTAGTAACCCAGTTATCAGTTGTCGGGGCTAAAGTTGCGTGTATATTATGCATATACTTGCGCTCCGTTGCACCTTCTACATGATATTCTATTGTGGGCATCCGTTCAGCCCCATGCCATTGGTTACCAAATACATAGATATAGGGTGGGTCAAATGGGTGAGGACACCATGAATAATCAAACTCTGAAATCTCATGTAATGTAATCCAGTTTTTCATTACAGGCATTGATTTAACTATGTTGCTATGATGATGCCATCTTCTTTCGTCAACATGATTTTTGTTTGCAAGATACACTCCGCCAAACTCACACCATTGATTTGGCCAAGTATGAAGGTGATCACTTTCCCACGGAACTGGGGTGTAATCAAAATTAAACCCAGTGTAATCATTGCCTCCATAAATATACCAGAAGTGGCTTGTTTTTGCCTTAGATGCGGCATCTTCTAAGCTATCAGCTTGTTTTTCAAACGCAAATAAGTTTGGCTTTGGGCCATAATAAAATAAATCAAACATGTATAATATCCATAGTCATTACGAGACTATCTTTCACAGACTCTCTGACATTGTAACATACCGCAGACTCCTTTATCTACTACCTTACGGATCAACTCAACCAGAAAATCTCGAAAGAATTGCCGATGATATTGGTCACACAAATGGAGTTGTAAAAGATGGACCCATGTTTATCTCTTACGATCAAGAACCAATACTAGGGGAGTTCAACTACCCATTATTTGACTATATAAAGAACAACTGCCAAGCACCATTTATCTTAATCACAACCGAAAAAGATAGTGATCCATTAGATCAAGTACAAGAACGATATAGTTGGCCCATTGTTTATTATTTTCATCATGCATTTGCCGCACACGATTGGTTTAGGGGATACCGTTATGATTCAAGATTGATACCAGTCAATCAGCGAACAATCAAAAAGAAGTTCATCACATTTAATCGTTTAACAAGCAATGCCAGGGTATATCGCAGTCTACTAATAAATGAACTTGTTGAACGAAATATATTAGATCAAGGTTATGTTAGTTATAGCACAATCAGTCCAGATGATAATGCAGATTACAATCAAGCATTGATGGAATCAATAAACCGATACAATGTACCAGAATATTTAGCAAGACAGGCTATAACGAATATCTCAAAACTGCCCCCATTGCGAATTGATAACGACGGGCCTATTCCAAATGGTAGTATGCAACTCAGTGCAGTTCCACAATCACAAGAATCATTTTTACAAATAGTGACTGAGACTTGTTATTGGGAGCGAAAGAAACATTTGACTGAAAAGATTTTCAAACCAATCATAAGCAGAATGCCATTTGTTTTAGTGGGCCCCGCACACAATCTAAAATATCTACGAGAATATGGGTTTAAAACTTTTGATCGTTGGATCGATGAAAGTTACGATGATATAGAAGATCCTATACTGCGCATGAAAGCTATCGGTCTTACTATGAGCAAGATATGTAGTCACAGCGAATCAGAGTTATACGATATGCTACAAGAGATGGCGCTAGTTCTCGAACACAATTACAATCATTTCTACAGCAATGAATTTTTAGATTATTGTTGGACAGAACTAATCACAAATATCAAACAAGCAGTCAGCGAAGTTTGATATTTGTCCACACTCGCTCATGTAGATAAAATAATGCAATTTTAGTAAATATTTCAACTCCACCAATAGCAGCCGCAAGATCAACTCTACCAGTAATAATCCAACTTAGCACAAATGTATCTATAGTTCCCAGTGTACGCCAACTAATTGCTTTTAATATACTTCGTCTATGTGTGTCTGTTTTGTGATACGCCGCAACAATATTGTCTATGATATCTGTGTTTTGTGACCAATCAGTAATAGCATAACTAAAAAATTTAGGATTTTCAAATATCTTATTTGTATCTTCAAAGCGACCTTGCTCTATTGTATTCATCCAAATTATAATATCAGCATCAAACCATTGTTGATATTCGTTTGTAGGACACACGAAGTCACATACTACAAAATCTTCCGTAGAATTGTCCGACATTTGTTTCATTCGTTTAAGCTGACGCAATCTACCTTCTGCACTAAAATCCCAATCACCGTGCTCTGCTCGAACTGCATCAGCATTTAGCCATCTAACAGTATGTGCAAGCATTAGTCTCTTAACTAGCTCTTGGCTAAATGTTGTCTTGCCAGATCCAGGCAATCCCATCACTAAAATTTTCTTCGTCATGAGCAAACCTTTACATTATATAACTGTTCAAATCTATCTGCATCTTTGCGGTCATTGACCATTGGCTCACCACGAATGTTTAAACTAGTGTTTAATAACATGGGGCAATCAGTCATCACAAACCATTTCTCTAAGAGTTCTCGGATTCCTGATCCGTCTTGGGGGACTGTTTGTACCCTACTAGTATTATCGTAATGCGCAATAGCAGGAAATAAATCAGGACGCCGGCAAGTAGCCACTGACTGCATATAAGGGCTAGTGGCAAAGCCCCAAGGCATATCAAAATACTCTTAGGCATGTTCTTCAAGAATGATCGGCGCGAAAGGCCTAAATTTTTGTCTGCGTTTGATTTCATTTACTCGATCCTTTATATCTGTACCACGGGGGTCTGCTAATAAACTTCTATTGCCTAATGCTCTTGGTCCGAATTCCGCTCTGCCACTAGCCACACCAACAATGCGATCAGACAAAAGAGCATCCAGGGCATCGTTAACAGGGTAAGCACCAGGTATATTGTGGCCCAGAAAAGCAGTTGTCCAATTAATACGCTGACCGTAAGCAAGGGCGGCAGCCCCCATACTGCAACCAGCATCGCCAGGATTAGGCATAATCCAAATGTTGTCAAAATATGCTCCTATATGTCTATTTGCACTACAGTTAAGCGCAACACCGCCCATGTAGACTAAGTTATTGCTCCAACCTAGTTTCTTTGCACGATATATTACATTCAGTACCAATGTCTCTACGATGCTTTGTGCACTATGAGCCATTTCTTCTACGCCAGCTCCTTTAAAGAAATTTTCAGTAAAGCCTAGGTGTAGGTTTTGTTTTAGTCTAATCTCGTATTCGTCGTCAATCACGGCATTTTGTACAAGGTCATTGTATACATCAGTGCCATAAGCAGCCATGCCCATTGTAATGTATTCTTCTTCATTGGGCTTTAGTCCACACCTCTGTGTCATAGCACTATAAAACAATCCAATGCTATGCGGATACTTTTGTCCCCATAGCTTTTTGTATTTGGCTTTGCCACCAACATACTCTGCGCCCCAGATACTGATAGTATCAAACTCACCAATGGCATCAATAACAACTACCGTGGCACGATCAAATGGGCTTGTTTGAAACCCTGCGGCTGCATGACTTAGGTGATGACTATAACATTTTGTGGTTCGCACATTTGTCATAATACAAGTGTTCTTTAACTGCTCGTTTAGTGCACGGTTTAAAGTTATCTTATCCCACTCAACGCCTTGACCCGAGTATAATTGTCTCAGTTGTTTCTTCCAGGGAGTTTCGTAGTAAGCAATAGTATCTATTACACCATAGTCATATAAGTCTGCGATTAACTCGGGACTTATGTTTGCATCATTCTTGATCTTGCTATAGCGTTCGCTATGACCGGCGAATAAGATATCACCGTGTCTATTGATTACTGTTGCGGCGGCATCATGAAAGCCAGCCGAGATTCCTAATATGTTCATACAATTTTGCGGTCACCTTTCTATGACCATCTTCTAAGAAATGCTCTCTAGGGCCACGCTTACATCCATTAGTCCATTCAGCCATCCCTTCTGATGGCCATCCTAGAAAGTTAGATGCGTCAATCATTTTTGGTAACTTAGCATCATCATTATAAAATGTTTTATGATAATATTCATTAGATACCACTGACATCATAATATATTTGATGTTTCTTTGTTTAAGAAAGTCTTGCAACAGTATAACATCATATAAAAACTTTGTATATAGATATTTTGGATCATGATATTGATTGGTATAATTCAATAGTTCCAATCTCCAATCTTGACCATCTCGCCTAAACAAGTCCCCGCCATATCCAGGCCAAATGTCAAACACTCCATTGGCATCGGCGAATTCCATACGACCCGGACTCGTCCACCCAATAATAACTAAATCTAAAGGTTCACCGCTGACTACATAGTCAATTACTTTTCTAATCATCTGAGTGTTACCACCGCTAGGCTGACCCAAATTGACGATATTGGCTTTTAGTCCTTTGGCGAGATGGTATGGGTACGCATGATCTCTATTATCAAGTTCTTCCCCGTAAGTGAAACTATCACCAACAGCTAAAATATTTTTAATCATTTGTAGATAAATGGATCTCGTTTGCGTAATTCTTTTAGTTTTTTACGGTAGCGAATTTCTAATACGATTCGATTATACAGATTTTTTAACCAGTTCATTGAATTTATCTTTCATTAATTTGGCAGCATCAACATGTGCCTCTTCTAATGGGTGAGTAGTACCCACTGGGTATTTATTCTCAATGGCCCACTGATAAAACCCTCTCGGTCTTTCGATCTGATTGAACCCCACACCGGGTGGGAACATATATGTATTAGACCAATCAATCTGGGATCTCAGTGCCCACATGTCTATGCCTTGGAATCTAGTTTCTTGAAATTTTTCATTATCCGGATGAATGTGATTCTCTGCAAATGTAAAAAGATATGGGATATTTTTTATTTTTAAATATTGTTGCAAAAAAACTACCTCTTTAATAGTAGAGTATGTATCGTATATGTCACTGTCGCCTACGTGTTTATAAAACATTTTACTAAAATCACCTAATCCAGTACTTTTACTAAAGTTAAAATGATTGATATGATTTTGTAGGACACCAGAATCACCATGTACAATCTGTGTTATTTCGTTCATATCATCGTAATTGTCCCATGGATTTATACTATACCAATTAGATTTGCTAATTTCATAGTTAAATCTAAACTCGTATCTACAGGCAAATGTCCATTGAACAATAACAAACATATCTCGGTTAAAGCGGTTTTGACATTCATTTATCACTAATCTAGAGATTGCATTATTTGCACTTCCACTTTTTGCCGCACACGAATATTCAAACCCAGCATCTTTGGCTAGTAATGCCGGATAAGTGCTCCGACTGGGTCCATTAACTTGATCGGCCAGTTCTGCACCATATATGAAACTATCACCGCCCGCTACTATAATCATATCCTGGCTTCAATCTTGCTATTTGTTGTTCGTAGTAGTCTGAGTCTGTATAACTGTAGGGGTATACGGAGCGTAGAATACCGCCTCCATCATCGTCACACGAGATCGATACAATATCGAGGTACTGGGCCAGCCTGGGCCAAATCTCACGGTAGTCGGTGGTGCCAAAACTCGTTTGCAAATCGACTTGGCCGACTGCATGGTATCCAAAGTTATATGATGTCTCGTCCAGAGCAAATCCGTTGCGAGTAAGCCAATCTTTAAATCCCGCCATTTCTTCGGTGTGCCACGGATGCGGCCCATTATATACCACACTCTGCGCCCATTCGATATCAAACTCTCCACTATAGTAGCGTAGATGAGTAATAGCATCACATACGCTGGCGTCAATATCGACACCTTGCTCATCTCTATATACTTCATACAGCGTCTTACCAATCTGCGTCCAATGTAAGTAAACTTCCCCGAATTTTCTATCGTATCTAGTTTCGTCAAAAGTTGTTTTAAGTTCTGTTGGGAATTCATATCGTGGTGCATTTAAAAATGTCGTAATCTGGCTTGGGCGAACCCACTCGGGCTGTGTCGCTTTCTTACGCTGACTAAGCATTAAACTCTCTGCCTCGTGGCACAGATTGTTTAACTGTCTAATTGCAAACTTAGCTGTATCGTCTGCCCGTTTATAGTAATCACTCAATCCCCACACAGTACCTTGAAGTATTTCAAAGTGATTGTGTAGCAAGTTCATTGCTGTTTGATTGGGACTTAAATCTGTTTGTTGTATAAACGCAGGAGTGTATACTTCGTTTATTTGATATTCCTTACCAAAGAAATGATTGATACTATCGCAGGCCCAGTTAAGTTCATCACAGATAAAGTTTATATCTCTTGGTGTATCAGGGAAGCCAAGAAAGCAAAAGTTCTTTTCAAGGTATAGATTGCGTCTGAGAACATCCTGTAGAGCCAGATACCAATTATTACCCATCGGGGTATCATACACATCGATAATATAATCTAGTGTATCAGTTTTATCTAAGGGGTTTTGTAGTGTAACTGTTACTTTATTCGCCATATTTTAAAATAAAATACATTAGTTGTGATTCTTCTTCTTCAGTGACATCCAAGCAAAGCGTGACATCCGTATTGAAATAACTGCTAAGCCCCATTATATCTTCATGAACCCACCAGCGCACATTTTCAGTGCCTAAATTTTCTTTGCACCATTCTTTGATTTCTGACTTGTTGGTTTGTTTGATTCTATATTTCTTCAATTGAGTCCCACCATTCTAATACTTGGGGTCTCGCACTCAATATTTCACGCATAGTGATTGGTTGTGTGCGAATACTTTCTAATTTTAGCACACGAGCTTTGCCTTTTGCAATAGCTTTGGGGTATTCATTGGGCCATTGTTCTTGAAAGGTGGTTCTAGATTTTAGCTCGACCAAGATATCCTTTAACGGGCACTCACCAGTTATGTTATGTGTTGTTTCATCTATCCAGGGTTCTAAAAGTTCTCTGGGTAGGGCTAAAGGTGACATAACTATGTCCGGGCTAAAACTAAAAACTACTTTCGCTAATATATTTACATCTAACTCTCGTGACAGTCGCAAAATGTTAAGGGTTTCGAACATACCTGGCAATGTGAGTGTGAAGTCAATTCGCATCTGGCGTCTGTTAGTTGCGATCTCAACTCCTCTACGGAAGTTCTCAAGCCACTGATTGTAGTCAAGGCCTGTTCTAATATACTCGCCAATCGCTCCTGTTCCGTCAAGGCTGGCACAGATCTGCCAATCACGCACTTTCGAAAGAATGTCTTTGTAAAGATCAGTGCCACGATAACTAACACGGGAGAGGTTAGTATTATATCTAGCATAAACATTTGGTCCGTCCCCTAAATCAACTATTCGTTTCATATACCGCCAATGCTGTTCATACATCAACGGTTCACCGCCAACCCAGTAGACTTCTTCCACTCTATGTTCTTCTACTGCTTGTGCAAACTCTGCTTCTACTTGACTTAGTTGAAACTCCTCTATTTGTTTTTTGATTTCAGGTTTCATCCAATTATTCTTTGGGTCATGCCAGTTGATCATATCGTGCTGTCTTTGCTCACTTTCCCAACTACTAGACAACATATCGCCGCACATACGGCATTTAAAGTTACAAAGATTACTAAATCTATAATCCCACGATACGGGCTTCATTGTTGTATAACCAGTATCGTCAGTACTTTCCATTACTTCTGAATACTTATGCTGAAATAACTGATTGAAATAGTCTCTGTAAACAGAGGTATTCAAGAGTTTATCATTACATACTTCGCACTCCGGTAATGTTTCGCCTGCAATCATGCGTTTTCTAACAGAGCGCATATGCTCCCCGTTCCAATGTTCATCTAAAGTGATAGGTATATACTTACCAGAACCAGCGCTTGTGTCGATATATTGTTGAAAGTTTTGTGCAGGCTCTCTACTGGCACAGCACATTCTGCGTTCTGTTTGCGGACTCAAATATGTATGAGTCCAAGGTGCCATGCAAAGTGTATCTGGTTTAACGACCATATTTGTTATTGATTATTTTTAATGTTTCTTTTGCGTATTGACCAGACGGATGATCTTTGTGCATCCGTGCGATATCGTCTAACGCTGTCCACATAAGTTCGTGTTCATTTTGAATTTCGAAAACTCTATTACGGAGGTTGGCACTGTCCACAATACTCAAACAAGCACCGATAAACTTAACAAGTAACCGTACCCATAATTCCATTAATATCCCATAGCCTGTGCTATTTCTGGATGTGTGAGCATAAAGTTTTGTTTACGGTACTCATCTGTTTGTTTCATCTGTCTGCAAAATTCTTTACCATCACTACCAGCTCCGTTTTCAATAAACTTGATTACATTGACAATTTCTTGTTGATGTTTGGTTGACTTCCAGAATGTTGTTTTGAGTTTGTTTAATACTAATTCCCGTGCTTCGGGTGTCATATGTTGAATACTCATACGCTCTGGACTATGAAGCATATTAAAATAGATGCTACCGAAATGTTTAGTATCTGCCCAGTCAAGTAGTTCATCAAGATAATAAACATTTTGAATGTTGATTGTAAAGCAAAGTTGGGTAGTGATATTGGGATACATTATTTGTAATACATGTGTGGCATCAATGATTGCATTTGCTTCTGTCCAATTGGCCCCAAATCGTTCGTACTCAAAACGATCTCCCACATTGTCAATGCTATAAGCAATATCTACTCTGCCAAGTTTGCTCAGTAACGGAACTAATCTCGATGGGGGTTGCGTGCCATTTGTGTTGTAATGTATATCTATATTTTTGCCATAGCCCTCTTGCACTGCAAACTCTAGCAAATCCCAGTGTTCTTCAATAAGCCAAGGTTCGCCACCAGTGAATTCAAAATACTTTATCTGTGGCAGCAATGCTTTTAGATTCTCCCAGAAGTCTGGACTTTCTTCTGGCCACTTACCTTGTTTAAGCCAAGTGTATGCGATATGCTGTTTCTTATTCGCGCCTTTTGGTAAGTAATCCATTTCTTCGCTTGCCCATTTACTGCTTGACCACGAACCGCATATCCTACACTTAAGGTTGCAAATGTTTCCAAGTTTGAGGTCAACGAACCAGAGTTGATCAGGGTTATCATTATTCCAATCGACCTGTGTATATAATTCTTTGAGCCTAACACGGGAATGAATTCGTTTACTATCACGCCCCGCGGCTTCTTCTTCCCAACAACGATTGCAAGTTGACGGTTGTTCACCCCTACGAAACTGTTGTCGTAAAGATTGCATATAATTGCTACGGTAGATGACTTCGAGTGTGGTGCTACGTAACGAGTACGGGTTGTTATTCTCATCTTTAATTTCCTCTTGTGCAAGACAACATGGTCTTGCTGTGGCCATTGGACTAGCCTCAATGCTAATCCATGGCAGCATACAAATAGTATTAGGTAGATCCATATTTCTTCAAATCCTCTAGTTCTGGGAACACTGCAAAAAAATCTTCTTTGCGAACATCGTCAATAAGATCGTTGTACTTAAAGAACTCTGGAATCAAGTTAGTGCTTTCTTGTTGCATCATAAAGTTAATGACACCTTCATAACCACTTGTTGCTCGTTGAAGACTATCTTGTGGGCGTAACCAGTCAAGATGTGCTAGAATCTTTTCCTTTGCTTGTTCTTTCAAGTGCTGTGGGAGTACATCAACACGGTAACGATGTGGATGTTGTAAAATATTAATGTTCCAATCCATTGGGCGAATCAGTCCAAGATCACTCCATTCACGGTGAAAGTCTGTAACATGCAATACATTCATCATACTCACAGTACTACTAACATAGAAGTCTACATTAGGACATACTTCAATCATACGCTCACGGTTTTCGACTGTTTGCTTCCAGTCTTGACCTTTACGAATGTACTCACCGCGAGCATAGCTACCATCAAGACTTGCACCAATACTAACACAGTCAAATAGCTTCCACATTTCAAACACTTCACGGTTCTTGAATTTCATTTCACTGAAGTTAGTGTTATAGATTAGACGGACATGGAACATTTCCCGTTTAACAAGTTCATCAAGCACTTTCCAATGCTCTTTCATTATAAGTGGCTCACCACCTGCCCAGTAGATTTGTTCCAAGTGTGGTATATGTTCTTGCATTTGCTCCCACATATCATCTTCGTTACGACCCGCATACATAATGACCGGGTGTTTAGGGTCCCACCCAGCACGCTTCTCGTCAGCATGCCAATTGGATGAAAATATACTACCGCAGGTTCTACAAGCAAAGTTGCAAAGATTGCTAAAGCGTATGTCGTAATATCGAAGTTTAAAATCATCAAACGAACCATCTGGCTTCGTTTCATCAACCAAGCCAATATGATGTCCAAAGTTCTTATTGGAACTCTCACGCATACTAAAAAGTTTCGATTGTTCTTGCTCGTAGCACTTGGTGCATTCTTTACAACTTGTCTCAGAAAGCATATTTCGGCGCATGTTCTTGAGCGGATCGTCATTCCAAACTTCCTTCATTGATTGTTGATTTAAGTTACCGATTGGATGCTGTGGTTCACTTAAACAGCAAGGGTATGCACGACCATCAGGGAAGGCATGCATGTGAATCCATGGGATGATACAGAATACATCACTCTTGATCAATCTATCAAGTTGATCTGTGCGTAGTTCTTCTTCTTTGATATAGATGGGTTTGCGTCCACCGTAGTTGTAGTCTTTGTAGTAATCGTTTAAATCGTTTGCCATTATAGTGTATTATACCAGTCTGCTAATTCGGGAAATGTTTCTGCAAAGTTCTTGTCTCTGCGTTGGTCATACTGTGAGTAAAACTTTTTGAAATCTTGTTGTAGCACTGATTGATCAGCCGCGCCGGCATGTGGAGTTTTCACTATATCTAGATAATCGATTAATCGTTTTAGCTGATTTAGTTCGTACTCGTGGAGTGTTTCTGCCCCTAAATGTTCGTCATGCCATTGTTGCAATCTGTCTTTGAATATTGTGCGAATCTCGTCGGGTAAGACAAGACTACTTTGAAAACTAGGGAATCTAAGAATATTTAGTGAAAAGTTGATAGCATCTTTGCCATACTCAAGTTTCCAGTTATGGACCATTTCAAGAAAGCTATCAAGACTACTAAAACACAATGCATTAATAGTACACATCACATGAAGTCCACGAAACTTACCACTATCCAATAACCGTTCTACATTGTTTGCCCAATCATCGAATACAAGACCATCACGGATATATTCTGATTGTAAGCTCATAGACTCATTGCTCGTATACAAATCAACCTCAACCCCATCAATGGAATCTAGTAAACGATCTATATCTACATCAGGACCCAAGTTACTATTGATGGCTAGCCTTGTCTTCGACTTACCTTTGTTGTTCTTAAACCACTCGATAAGTTTCCACGTCTCGCCTGACATAAGCGGCTCTCCACCCGTAATACGGAGTTCTTGAAGTGTCTTATGTAGATCTGATTCCCACCACTTGTGGAATGCGGTAACATATGGATTTGATTCACCAAATTTGTATAGTTGCGATGCTCTGTGATTATGAGTGAAATGGTTACGGCCATCACTGACAAGATCAGTATAAGGCCCATTACGATCAATATCACGGACCCAGGTGGAGCTAAAAGCAGGGTTGCAATAAGAGCAAGCCAGCTGACAAGTGCGGTCGAAGGCGATCTCAAGAGTTTGTAAATTAAAGTCAGTACTTGCTGGAGTGCGGAAAGCATAGTTTAAATCCTCGTCGTTGTATATCACTGTTTTGTATACTCTGTCACTGATATTATCTCTGCCGATGTCTTCTATCTTCCAGCAATATTCACACCCACTAGGCCTTTCGCCCTTTTGCATCTGTTCACGCTCCATCTTTTTCTTGGTAGTGTTATGTAATGCTGATGGGTTTTTAGCAAGATCATCGACATCAATTGAATGTGGTAATGGGTGATGGCAACTTGTAGTCTGTCCACTACCTAACCAGATAGTGGCGTTGTACCACTTTGCTCCACAGAATGATTCGCTCTTAATGTCAATCACTCTGCGTTTATATTCTAAATCTGTTTCATTATTAATTCTGGGCATAATATCTGCATTCATCCCAGAACTCTTTCATCATGGGGAATGTCTTTAAAAAATCTGTTTGTCGGCGTTTATCGTGTTCGTTGAAGAACCGATAAAAGTCTGCTCTTTGCATTGTAACATATTCAGGATCAAGATTGCTACCTTCTCTCATCCAATCTATGTTTCTGCGCATACGCTGAACTTCATAGTCTTTAAATCCTTGGAATGGCTTGTCTGGTGTTTCCAAGTTTGCTTCCATCCAATCCGCCACACGCTCTAAACGATCTGCATAAACAGGAGGAAGAATTTGCAAGCTCTGCCAAGAGGGACTTCTTAACAATGGAGTATCAAACCAAACACGCTGATATGTTTTGCTATACAGTTTACGCAAACTCAGAATCCAGTCTAATAGTCGCTCAATGCCCAATACACTGAGATTATTCATTGTAACAATAAATGTTAAACTATTACGGTTACGAATATGATCTAAGAAGCGATGAACATTTTCATGCATTCGAAAATAGTGTAAGCCATGACGAATATATTCTGCGTGTTCGCTAATACCGCTGTCCAAACTTACATACTGCATGAAGTGTTCAATTTGTGTATTACACAACTGCTTTACATAATCGTGATACTTGTCATAGAGTTTAGGTTCGACACAGAAGTTGCTTGTTACATTCAAATGAAGATCGGGTTTAGGAAATGCTAATACATAGTCAAACACTTTGTATGTGTTCTTATCCATCAGTGGCTCACCACCCGTCATTCTAAAATGCTTTAGTTTAGGATACAGTTCCGGGAACCATTCCCAAAATGCGTCAACGTAAGGATTATCTTCACTAGCGGGGATGGGTCGTCGGTTACCCGTGAAATGAGCAGGGTCATTATGAGGATTACTTGTGGGATACGCTCCGTACCGAGCAACTTCGTCAGCCCAACTGCTACTAAACTGAGGGCTACAATAACTACACTTAAGGTTACAAGCGTGATTAAAATTGACCTCCACATAACTTGGTATTGGGTTGTCTGATTGTCCATTTTTGATCTCCTCAAAGTGTTCTGCCGCCCAGGGTTCGCCTGAACGATAATGTCTGTCGCTTAGATTACCTAAGTCTTCTTGAGTCCAGCAATAGCTACACTCTGATGGGCGCTCGTTCTTGAGCATAATAACTCGTTGCTCTTTTTTATGAGGGGTATTGTGTAGTGCGCTTGGGTCATCTTTTAAAAGACTTGCATCAATCTGATGCAGTGGCGGATGATAGCAACTATTAGTCAGCCCTGTAGGTAGATGCAAACTTAATTGTTGCCACTTAGCCAAGCAAAGGCTAGGACCAAGATTGTCCTTCATAAACTCTGCACTTGCCATAAAATCACTCTTATTCGACATAGGTTATTTTTTTATTAAACTGTTTATCCATGATTAAATCATGGTTATGATCCAATATTTTTTGCATTTGATCATACATACTCCCCAACTCATCCAATGACTTGTGTGAGATAGTCGTTATCAAATCTAGAATTTTTTCGTACCGTTGTTTCTCATCAAATACATCATAACTTTCATCCCAGAAATCATGGAATGTCTTGAATCCCATTTGTCTAAGGTATGTCAGAAAATGCTTTGAGCCCATCACAATAAAGGGTTTCTTCATTAACATTGGTCTTGTTGTTTTTTCTGTTGGAAAGAATGTACGACCAGTGGTAAAAGTTTCAGCAACGATATCAATCAAGAACTCTGTATAGAACTGTTTAAACTGATTTGCAAGTCGTTGCGTTGTTAATCCAAGAGTAAATTCTTCAAGATCAGTTAGTAGCATTGGTAGTTGCGGCATAACATTTAAAAATTTAGTCACCGAAGATGGCGAAAATTCAAAAAGTCGTTGCATCTCGAATAACGCTCTGCTATCTTCATCGTGCGGGTTCGATCTGAAATGTATTAAACTATTTTCTCTACACTCAGTCTGCAACTCACCGACAAGACCTATTCTGTGCCAAATCGCACGGTTATATAATGCACCAAAAATGTATTGTTTATCCCAATGATGATATTGAGAGAAGTCTCCCTCAGCTTCAAAAAAGTAAGGGACAATGTTACATTTATTATTTCTTATTTGATATTTTTCATTGTATTCGATTGGGTTTTTTGTGTAGATGATAACTTGTTCGAATTTAAAGTTGTCCAATAAATCATATAGCCCCACAGCATTTAGACAACATCCTTCATTGTTAGTTGTTAAAATGATCGACGCACCTTGATTATCAACTAAAAACTTTATAAGTTCGTTTCTATTCCATATAAAATTATCTGCGGGTATGATTACAAAGTTATTCATCTTGACTGATATGATCGATTTTTATTTCTTTTATATTTGATTGACCCAGCTTATCGGCAATAATGTTTTTTAATGACACTCGTTTATTATTCCAGTTTCTTATCTCAATTGCCCGTCTACCTATTTCAGTCAAGTCCAACAAGTGTTCTTTTCCAGATTTCAATTCAGATTCAAGATTCCAAATATTTTTATGTATTTCATATAGATTATCAATCTCAGATTGCACAATGGATAAATCATAACTTGATAATTGTTCTAGATAAAAATTGTATTCATCTGTTATTGTATGAAATTTTTCATTTTTTAGTTTAGAAATGGTAAATCTATCAACTAACTCTATGACAGGGAAGAATGGTTTCATATATAAAGTGCCTCTAGATACTCTGTGTTGTCCATAATATTTTGTATTTTAATGTTACTTAAATTTGCTCTGCATGGTTGACAGAAATGGGTATTGATCGAGTCATACAGTTTTTTATGATGATCGCTGAGCCAAACATCTGATCTAAAATCGCCCTCATCCCATCTACCCAACTTGAATCGTTCATTACCCTTATTGTCACAGCAGGCATACATATAGCCATCTGCGCAAAAAACGGGAAACTGAAACATTTGGTGACATCTTGAATAAGTTCTTTCAAGATACTTTGATTGATTTATTTTTAACTTTACATTATACTTTTCAGACAAAGTATTCATAGTATCAATCATACTGGGAGTTATCATATATGCAACTGAATTCAGTATAGCTGGTCTTATATACAACATCCGCACACCAACTTCTTGGCTTTTTTGAAATATATTTTCTAATGCGTCTTTTGTCGAATTCAAATCACTCAACAGAACCTTAAAATCAACATTGGCCCCAATCTTGACTAGATCAGAGGCGTTTTTCATAACTCTATTGAAAATACTTTTTTTCGATAGAGTCTTTCTTATTCTTTCATATAGCACTTCTTCACCAGCATCGATGTCTATCCCTATCCATGCCATTTTTTGAATCTTTTCTACTGATACTGAGTTTATCAACTTATCTAACTTATAACCATTAGTCGTAATACTAGACAAAAACCCTAGATCAATGCAATGTTCTACTACCTTTTCATAGCCCTTGAGTAGTGTCGGTTCTCCCCCGCCAGGGAAAGTAATAGAATGTAACGATCCATAACTATTGGGACTGTGTGCTCTCCAAGATGCTAGTTTATTCAGTAGTTCAATGTATTCACGGTAATCTTTTTGTACAGGTGCATTTTTTCTATGCTCTGCACTATTGCAATAAAAACAATCTTGGTTGCATATATTGGTGAGATCAATATCTACTTGCATTGGGAGAATAGACATAGTATCTCTATTCTTCATCCAGTGTACTATTTCTGCCGACGGATAACTCATTCTCTTACCATGATCCCTTTATTTTTAAACTGACTTTGATAGTGATGTTTAAACCAACTACTATATTCTGCATTCATATCAACTATGGGCAAGCCCAATTGTGTTTTGAGTATATTGCATAATTTAGGTAATTCAGTAGTCAAGTCTGTATCTTTGTACCTGTCCCAGAGTTCTGCGAGCTTGTTAAAGTCTTGGACTTCTGTATAGTCCCACTCAGGTTCAGAGAGTGTAAGGTGGGTACCGAGGCGTGCACCGTATATTGCCCAATCACCATGTTCTGCATCACTCCCAACGCTTTGCCATATGCAGAGATTGTCATAATTGCGGTCATAATTTCGAGATGTCGCTCGGGATTTAAAATCACTTGCCGTGGGCCTTGCTCCCCTATCAAGACACATTTTAACACCTTCACGAAACCCAGCACGCCAAGCAGTGTACGGTGATCCGTTGGGGTAAGTCGTGGAGTAGCAGTCCACCATAGCCCAGTACTTCTCATGAAAGCAAAATTCCACAAGCGTTTCATTCGTCCCGTCGGTTGATTCATGAGTCCGCATATTACGAACAAAATCCTTAGTCCAGCTTGAAATTCCTCCATTACCATATTGTAGTCCATTTATAATGTTACGTGCTCGCCATCTAAAAACACAATCACGAGAATTCTCATCCAAACGCAACTGCTGATTAAAGAAGCCTGGATCTGGGAGGTTATCTCCGTCGATAAGAATAAATCTGTCCGTATCACTTGTCTCAGCGGCCGCTTTGTGCGCCGCGTCAGAGCCCAATACACCATCAACTCTTTTGGCCCAAGGAACAATATTTTGAATTGCCACCCAGAATTCTTCTTTTTTTGGTTCGTCATACGTTAAAAATATTACATCTAAATCTGCTACATCAACTATTTCTGTGCTCATAATATTCTACTTCTGGATAATCTTCTGTTTCTAATAAGACTCCGGCGTGCCCTTTCACTGTCCTAAATCCTTGATCACTTCTCTTTAAACGACGGTAATGTAATGTTGTGTCGTTTGGTATCCGTTCCAACTTACCATCAGTGACTCTATACTTTGTGTAGTTGTCATATTCATACCGTGTTACAACAATATACTTTGTGTTATCGGGATGATCTTGCATTGTACAAGCATAGATATCACCTTGCTCATTATAGTGCATGCGGTATTCTAACTTAGTTGGTGGCCGTTTGTCAAGTAACTGCTCAAACTCTTGCCAAAACTCTTTGCTCATAGTATTCAATCAATTCATCTGTTGCATAGTTCTTATCGTGATAGTGTACTGGACTGTATTGATTTAAGTTGTTGATGCGAATAACATCACCATCTTGCTCATTCATCACTGTATCAATCCAACTTACTTGATCACTCCACCCATTAAACCCCGATTTCATATGGACAAAGTTGATAAAGTCCATACTTGGCATAGTGACTGTTTCTTCACCCAACATCAATGCAGATAGTGCGTATAACACATCTGTGCTAGGGCTATCTTCTATACAATTCTTCAAACCAGTTTTTACATACTCCCATTTATTACTAATATATCTTGCGGCATCGAAAAATTCTTTTGCTGGCCTGCTATATCTAAAGTACATCAATCCGTTATATACATTAGGCAAGTTGTTAGCATCAAAAAACTCACGGTACTTTTTAATCGTACGGTTTATACCCATATAGTTTTTTGCATCGTAACTTAGACAAACATCCCGTAGTCTAAATGCAGTCCACCAGTGATCGATACTGCGAGTAAATAACAAGTCTGCTTCAAGTTTAATAGTCTCTTTAAACGGTGTAAAATACAGTGCATAGGCTTCTGCATCAAACGCAGATTGCCACTTCGACTCTGGATCATATCTGATATGATTGATATGATCAAATACCGCTTTATATTTGTCGGGAATATCAATTGGGCACACATTAGTCACCACAGCATACTTGGCATCAGTTTGTGTTGCTTTAACATTCAATGCTTGTAAGTAAGCTAAGCGAAGGTAATCTACTTCGCCCAAGTTTATAGCAAAAGTTAAAAATCCCTGTCCTGTTTTATCCTGTGACATCAGTTACAAAATCCTTAAATTGTGTTGATTGTAAGTAGGCCTTATCCATAACGTGAATGTTCTGCTGTGGCATCAATATGGGTTTTTTATTTGTAAAGTAAGCACGGATGTTTTTGCTGTCTACTATTAATCTATCAACCTTATCTGTAATTGTAAACATCTTCCATGGAATATTATGTCCAGGATCTATATGATAACCGTTTAATATAATATTGGCTATAGCAAATGCGTAATCGTTTCTGAAATTCCGTTCTCGGATGTTGTATAGTTTGCAATAGTAATCATAGTTGTCTTGTATTCTTTTGACAAGATCAAACAACATCTTTGTCTTATCTGATTTGTTGAATACAATAACAGTGGCCCAAATGAATGGCAAGCTGTAAGGACCCATCGATGAATATAAATCACCATTGGATGAACTACTATAATAATGAAACGCATAATCTTTATTCAAGTCTATTAGTTTCAATAAACTATCATCTAACACAAGATAATCTACATCAAGTAACACAGTGCTATCATATGGGCTAAGTTCATAGGCCAAGTAACGCCCAAAGTTCTTCCATTCAACTTGTTGATAAGAGACATCTAGTTTGATATTACCCGATGCAACATCAACTCGGATCACTTGATCATATTCAAACTGTGGTTCAGCATCGTGATCTGTAATCAAAGTGATGGGTAGTTTCAAGTTTCGTTCAATAAGTTTGCTAGTATTATCTGCTATAGCAACATAATCTACACTTGTATTGAAAGCAAAAACTACAACACCCTTAGATTTTTCTGATTTTCTTGAGTTCTGCATGTTCTTGATGCCAACGGTTCATAACTTTTTGATAATGCTCAGTTGATAGATCCAGAAATTCTTTTTGGTTGATCTTTATCGGATTACCATAAGTATCTTCCAAAAACAATGCGTCTGCATCGCCTTGCCACATCATTACGAATGTATATTGGGCAGGATCTGCTTTGAACAATCCACCATTGTAGGCAAAATGTAAGTCTGTTTGGATTTTTTCCCGCAGAATACTACGATTAATTTGGTAATCTGTGGCTTGTTTGATTTGTTTTACAATATCTTCAGCATTCATCTATATAGTATAAACGAATGCTGTGTTATTGTCAAGAAATTAGGCTACAATGATTGTGCCCCAAGTATTGGTCAAGTTGGTTGTTTCTGGGTTAACTATGTCAACACGGTGACTTACAGTAACATTCAATGTGTCACCGCTACTACCATATAAACCAGAAGTTGTACTAGTGTGTGCTGAATAGTAGTTCAAATAAATTGTAATAACATTTCCATTGGCAGCATTTGAACCAGCTGTACCATTGGTTTGCCAGTATACTTTTACAAAGTCTCCGGAATAGGTACTACTTGTGGTAGTTACCTGTGTATAAGTAACAGCACTTGTAGTCAAACTATAATACCCAACGCTTGTATTATTGGTATTGACACTTCCACCAGAACCAGTTAAACCACTATTTGATACTGCACCAAATCCACTAACTCCGCCTAGGTTGGTACCAATTAATGTAACTGCATCTGCACTGCGACTTGTACCGTCGTTGTTTGTTACACCAGTGATTACTAGATTAATTTTTCCACCAGCATTAAAGAAATAGCGTGCTTGGTCAACGCTTGCAAATGTTACAGTGCGTTGCGCAAATGTTGCTTCGCCATAAGTTGTATTATTAGTAGCAGTAATACTACCAGTATAAACGGTTCCAGTTGTTGTGCCACCAGTTGATGCGGCATTTAATTTATTAGTATTGATTGTTCCGATAGAACTACTTAATGTACCCAAATATGCAACTATACCGCCCGCAGTAGGAGCACCGATGCCTGTACCGCTACCGCTTTGGTGAGTACTAATAGTATTCAATGTATTAACTGCTGTTGCCCACTGTGTAGCTGTAACTAGACCAGTTGTTGAAGCAGATTGTGATAGTGCTGTTTGTCCGTAACCAAACTGCCCATTACCAGTAGACCAAACATAGTTGATAGTACCAGATGTGGTTGCTGTACCAACAAAGTTATTATAGTCTGTTGCCGCGATTAAGCCACCCTGTGAGTATGACATTTTCTATATCCTTAGGAATTCAATTTAACTACTGCTTCGACTATACCTTCGCCGACAGTATCTTTATTTTCTAAAGAACGCCCGATGACGTTCCATGCATTAATTTCTGATTTTTTACCTGCTCGTGCTAGACCATTACCAGCACTGACCAATCTATCGCCTTTTTGTACACGCCCGATAACATTGACTGGAACACGCCCTTGAACTGCAACTGGGGGATGAGTATCGTCACCACCAACTCTACTGTTCATAACAAAGGCTGCTTGAGTACTTATCACCCCGAAGACATCTTCGCTCAATTCTTCCACTGCCGCAGTGATTTCAGCAACCCCACCCAATTCTACAACTGTACCCGGAGCATAAGCAATATCTGATTCAAAGCGTTCTGCCAAGTCAGCGTATTGTGCGTGAATACTTGTTCCATAAATGTTATTCCACCAAGCAGTTACACTACCTAGATTATATACTAAGTTAGCGGCGGGTACAACATTACTGGAAAACAACTGTGTTGGCTCCACTGGTAATACTACGTTACCAGAAAATACTACGTTACCAGAGAATGTTGCTGAGTTAGCAACTAATGAACTAGTAATTGTTGAACTAGCAGTTATGTTACCGATATTAGCTGAAGGGCTAATTAAAGCTGTTAATAAGTTTATACCAGGATATATTGTCGTGAATGGAGATCCGCTGATTGGATTGAAAGCGTTAGCATCTGAACTAACTGTTCCAACCAGTTTATTGTTAACAATAATGTTTCCCACTGTGTGATTTGTTGACCCGTCGCTAACAACAAACCCAATCAAACTCGTAATTGCCGCTCCAGGGGGAGTTGCAGGACCGATTGCTATCCACTGTGAGCCATTATAAACACTAAACTGTGTTGTAGATGTATTCCACCAGAAGTCTCCAGTAACTGGATTTACTGGGGCCACTGAACCAGTCAGACTACTACTAATAACTTTCCAGTTAGTACCTTGCCATATATTCAAATGTCTATTAACGCTGTCCCACCACAATTGACCAACTAGTGGATTAGCTGGTGCAGTCGCACTGCTAAAATTCTCTAGCATGTGAATAAAGTTTTCGTTGAGAAACGCACCGTATCCAGCAAAGTTTCTGCCTACTAGATTCAAACTAGTAGTTGTAGAATCCTCTGTACCATCTGCTAGAGTTAATAATGCAGTGCCGTTTGTTAGTGTTAGATTATATGCCATGGTATTTTTTAACTGTTCTTATATTTATGCACGTTATGAAGGTACTCCAGTTCCCCACCAGATTAAGACCGCCCCATTCTCTGCTGGGAGACCCACATTATTAACATCTCCGCCATTGCCCCCATTTCCGTAAGGCCCGTAAGTATTCGTGCCCAGAGTCACTGTGGCGCTATTAGTTCCACCTACACCACCGGGTTCATATTCATTACTATTAGAGTCTGGTCCGTTTGACCCATTAGCCCCATTTGGGCTACCACCTGCTCCACCTGCTCCACCTGGCATATTATTTCTCCTCAGAACGTTTATTTTGCCAAAGTTCTAGCAACTTGGGCCATTGTTTTAGCTCATATTGTTCATGTAAATTGGCGGCTTCGATCAATCTAAGATGTTGAAAATCTTGTTCATCAATACCCAAATCATCTCTGTTACCATTTTCTAGAACAGTGGGTCTATCGATTGTGGCGAACAATTTCACTAATCTAGTGGCCTCTGTACCAATCACATTTTCCAATCTACCAATTTCGTCAAATTTTAAACTTTGATATTTAAACGCATTGGTGCCGAATACTGAATGTGCGCCACCTGCCAAGCACACTGATTTTTCAGCTTTGGCATCCATCAGCAAATCATATGTATTTAACAGATGTCTGGCCAAATTTAAAGACTTATGTGGTTGTATAGTTGCCCCAATTTCTTCTAAAAATGTTTGTAGATTATCTCTATCCGTGTCTGCATCCATCCTCGCACATTTAAACATTAAAGTTCTGCGCTGTTCTGGACAAATACGAGTTACACCACGAGCACAATGCCACTGATTACCATTGAATATTACTGCTCTATTAAACTTGGGCATAGTTGACACTGATATTTCATCTTTGTCGAATATCACAGTTTCCCCAGCCCATTCACGGTGCCATTGTTTGTTCATGTATACCACAACAGTAACATCTTGCTCTCTTGCACTATCACGATGCGGATAACCCTCTACCCCATAAGTATGAGCATTGGCATAACACCGTATTAATCTGTAATCAGGTAAATGATTAGTTTTTATATAGTTCCATGCTTTGGCAGCAATATCTGGTAAACGATCAGATATATCTAGCCCATTTGAAATATCTGTTTTTGTGAGATCAAAGTTCCAATGAGAATATTCGATTTTTTCATGCGATCTCCACCCATACTGCCAAGTAACTCTAGATAAAAATGTACCCAGTCTGTCTGCTACATCCGACGGAAGAAAATCATCAACAATTTTAGTCTCCACCCCCGTCACCTCCGCCACCACTGTCAGAACCACCACCATCACCAGTACCACCACCATCACCATAATAATATGGCGGACTTGATGATGCCCCACTTCCCGCTCCACCACCATTTATAGTCACAGTACCAAAACTTCCACTGATAGTAGTATTTTCTCCTAGATTCCCCACACCAGCATTTAGCTGAGTTCTAGTGTTCCATATAAGATTATTACTTGGATCATATATTGCCACACCAACCCCACCCGGGCCACCCTGATTCAACATGTTAAGATAGATTCTATGATCACCCTGAGTGGCAGAGAAAGTTTGTGACACTGTAGTAGTATAGTCATCACTCTGCGTTAAAAGTGTTCCATCTATGAATACTTGCACTAGATTATCCGCGGATGCTGTAACAGTATAAGTTCCCGTTACAGGTGCAGTCCAGACTCTAGTCATATTTTGATATATACCAACTGGATCTACTCCGTTAGGATTGACCCAAACCCCATAAGTGTTCAAAAAAGTACCCCACGCACCAGGATCTGTTACTGGATATACAGTAGTTGCATTTACTGTTGTTGGACTATCTCCGCTATCTCCCACCACGATAGTCAATGTTTCGCCCGGTGTTACTGTGACACTGGTGCTTTCTTGATAGCCACCCGAGCCACCGCCACCGCCACCGCCACCATAATTGCCCACACCTGAGCCACCCGAGCCACCTCCGCCAACAGCAAGATAGTTTATTTTATGTAAGTGATCGGGAACAGTCCAATAATATGTACCAGGGTTGTCGAATAACTGGACTCCGTTTAATTGCGTGACTGTGATATTTACTGGTATCGGGAAGCTCGGAATGCCGTTATTGGCATTACTAGAAACAATTGCGAAATCAACATATTCACCAGCTGATAGTGTAGAAATACTATTCGCATAAAACTGTGCGCTGGCTCCAGGAATAATATTACCAGAAGTAAATCCAGATACTACAAAATAACCATACTGACTTGTAATTGAAGCAATATTTAAGTTTGCACCATTACCAACGTTTTGTATGGTGACTGTGGTAATCCCTCGTTCATTTAAATAAGCAGATATTGAAGTAGGCCCGCTCGGTATAGAGATTGCGGCATAATCTGGAATTACCGTGACTGTTTGATTTATTGTAGCATTAGCATATCCCAAATAACCTATATAATTCGTAAATTGTATATTTCCAGAATATGAACCTATAGTATTACCAGAAACATAGAAAGTTAAAGGAGTTGAATTGCCAGGAGTTATTGTTACTGGAAAAGTTGGACCATTAGTGGTATAGTTGCCAACACTATCATTGTATACCACATTGTTAATAGTTAAATCATAATCACCAGTATTAGTAACAACTAAAGTTGACCCAGTATCTGGAAAATTTTGATAATAACTATGTCCCAGAGAAGATGTATTGGGGCTGAAAATTCCCTTAGGCGTTGGATAAATTCTCTCCCAAGTACCATCATTATGTGCGACCCATCCAGTTTGCACAGGATGCCAAGTATTGTCAGCGTTGTATATCCACATACCCTTTAAAGGGTCCCAAGTGCCTGCGTTATCTATGTATGTGACACCTAGCCCATACTTGATTGCTGAATTTGGAATCGATCTTTCGAAGACCGCCAACAGCATACTACCAATTGGACTACCCAACCCAGTAACTGGATCCCAAGTCGATGAAGTGACGTCATATCCGCTAGCTATAAAACTAGCATCATTTGTGCCAGATATGATTTTAGTAAAGGCAGATTTATTAGAGTAAAAATAATCCCGGGTCACTAGACCGAATCGGCGCTTTAATAAGGATTTATATCTAGCTAAAATCCCCGCCATTACTGGACACGAAAAACTTGTACCAATATATCCAGTTTGAATACTTCCATTAAAATAAAATCCGTAACCCTCCATTGGAACTGCAATGTCTGGCACCCCACGAGTTGATAATGTATTTGTAGTACCCGTAATCGTCGTGTAAGTCAAACCAGTCTGCCAACTTGGGCAAGGAATATATTTACTAATGCCACCACCAGAGTCACTATCTGCTAGTTCTCCGGTAATGTTTCCACTATTGTCTTGTGTAACTTTTGTTCCACCAACAGCCACAACATATTCACTAGACGCAGGCCAGTTAACCAATTCTTGACTATCTTGTTGCTGATCCTCACTACCGTAATCGCCACTGGCCGCTAAAATCGTAACACCCTGGTTGATATAACTTTGTATATCTGATTCCGCCGAAGTTAGATACGATGCGTCATTTGTTGCCCAACTAATACTAACAATGTCACACCCATCAGCCACTGCGGCAACAACGGCATTCGCAAGGCTCGATACTGTTTGTTGTCCTATATATATGACGATGTTAGCAGACGGGACAACACTAGCAACACAATACAAATCCAATGTATTTTCTAGACTGGCGACGCCTGCTGTTGTTAACAAGTTAGAACTAAATGTACCCAAAGCCCCGTCAATTGTAACTTGATGAATATTAGGAGCAGTGAGTCCAATGGCAGTCATTGATGCGTTTAAATCAGACTGTTGGAACCCACCACCCAAACTAATAATGCCAACTTTTGTTCCGGCACCAGTACTTGCTGGGATATTGTAGTAGTTTGCAACTTGTGGCGGACTAATGTTGCCTAATGGCCCAAGTGATATACTTGGCACAGCAATCTGTTTAAACTGTGGAGTTACGGTACTAATATTCATAGTTTAAATCTGGAACCAGAAGTCCCCGGGATTGCCGACTCCGTTAACTGGCAAACTTGTGCTAACTGTTTTCTGACTGCCCAACCAAGGAGCAGTATTACCATTAGTAATAGCATTTTGAACACTATTCATAGTAGCAATTTGTGCTGTGTTCGCACTAGCCAAAGCAACATTAGGTGCCAGTGGGGTGCCAGTCAATGTTGGACTAGCGAGCGGTGCTAACGGTGCTGTCGCCACTGAAATGCTGTTATCAACATATTGTTTAGGAGTTAATCCCAGAACATTAGTCGGATTTTGTGTAACAGTTACTTCACCAGTAGATGCGTTGATGTGCAATAATCTAGTATTCACTCCGTTTTGATCTGCGTGAAAACTTATATTACCGTTAAAGTATTCATTAGTGAATCTAGCTGTACCGCCACCAGTGTTTGTAGAAACAACTAGAATACCGCCACCCACTGATACATTACCGTAGAAAGTGCTGTCAATGTCTGTTCTAGCATAGTTTGCGGCAACGATATTGCCCAACTGCTGAGCATTGACTGCTGTGCCATATAATAAGTTGTTAGCTTCTGTGGATAGTGTGATACCCGGACTGATAACACTGAATCCAGCAACAGCACTACCAGCACTTAATGTGAATGGTTGATCGTAACTCACAATACAACTAACATTGTTATTTGTATAAAACTTAATAACTGTATGTGTAACGCTATTAGTATCAATAACATCTTCAACAATTGCGCCGCTCTTGCCGTCAGGAGCTTTGTATGCTGGGCCTATTAAGCTCCAGCCACTACCGTTATACATGTTGAGTTGATAGTTTGTACTATCCCACCACTGAGCACCAACTTGTGTTGTCACTGGAGCGCTGGGAGAAACCCACACTGGTGTCACTGGTAACCAACTTGTTCCGTTGTAAATTCTTAGAATATAATTGCCAGCTGTACTAATATCATACCACAACTCACCCTGCAATGGGGTGGATGGGGCAGTAATATTGGCGAAATTCTGTAATAACTTGATAAAGTTTTCATCAAGATATTGACCATAGAATGGATAATTCTTACCAAATAAATCTAAGTCACTGGAATTTAAACCAGGATTAATATCTGGGCCATCCGCAGTACCATCCAGTAATGTGATTAAAACTTGACCAGTTGTTGTATTAATTGTATAAGACATTTATATTATCCTTGTGCGGTCAAGTTTGTTAGAGTCTGGATACGCACAGTGTAATCAACTTGAATCAATCTGTTTAGAGATTTCTGAACTGGGTGGAAGATAACATGAGTTAACATTGGGCCAGTTGAAGTTAATCCGCTTGTACCATCAGTACTACGACCAAATAAACCCAATTCATCGAAAGTATAAGTGTCTGTGAGTGTTTGACTGTTATCAAATGCGCTTTGCCCTGCAGGCTCACCGTAGTCAAGCAAACAACTAACAAGAATATCTGTATAAACTTGTCCAGGAATATGACGAACTTGAATGTAGTTTTGTGCAGGATTTGTGTTTGCAGCCGCTGTATCGTCTACCACTTTACTATAAGTTGCATTATATAGATTACTACTTTGTCCAGTAGTATTTGGTGGAAGATATGTGATAACGCCAGTGGGGTCTACGCTAGTTCCGCCATTACCAAAATGCATCTCATAGATGTAGTTTTGATCTTTGTTTGCCAGCATATATGCTAAAGCAACGCTGATATTTTCGTAGTGAATGGCATTGCTTTTGTCTTGAAGGACAACGATGTTTTTTGGGTCTGTAACGTCACTGATCTTGATATGACCACGGACATAGATACCACTCATTTCATCTGGCTGACGGATTGTGTTTTTACTCATATATTTCTCTGATTATCTGTATATTTATTGTATCAAACTCTGCCTACAACGACTTCTATTATACCAATACCGTCGCCTGAATATGTTCCTAGTGCTTTACCAATTACGGTGCCAATGCTAGGATTATTATTTGTCATTGCTACCCCAGAGATACTGCTAGTAACCATTCTGTCACCACGATTAACTGTGCCAGTGACTTTACATGGAACACGCCCCTGTAACGCAATGCTTACCCCATCTATGCCTTCGTTCATCAAATATGCAGGATTGGTAGAAACTACCCCTGCTACTCTGGCATCATTTGCTTCAGTACTAATTGTAACTTCAGTAGAATCCCCGAATACAACAACTGTTCCTGGTTCGTAATCTTGATCGCTAGTGTATCGTTCTGCCAAGTCAGCGTATAATGCGTGAATTGCTGTACCATAGATATTATTCCACCAAGCACTTGCACTACCAATATTGTAAGTAAGATTGGCAGATGGAATTATATTCCCACTGAAACTTGCAAGATTCAACGAGTTAAGGATAGACTGCCCGTTAGCATAAAAATACCCATTGGCAAAAACAGAATTAAATGGGGTGATAGTTGACCCAACATTTGATGAAGTACCAGAGGCAGAAAGCACATTTCCAAAAGTTACACTGGATAATGTAGATATAAAAGGTTGACTACTTGTTTTAACTATAGCAAGTACGTTACCAGCAGTGATGTTTCCACTCGCAATGATATTACCTGCACTGATATCCCCAGTAAATGTAGATACTCCCGTAATACTATCAAACCCCGTTACTGTTAAATTGCCACCCACCCTAACATCAGCGGTTGTAGTCAATGCGGTAGCGGCAATCGTCCCAGTAGACAGCGAGCCCGCTGTAACCAGTCCCGTAAATACCCCTGTTCCAGAATCTATCGTGGATACTGTTCCAGATGCCAAATATCCACCGATATAAGTTTTGATTGCCGAAGCGGCGATGTGTCCAGTTACGCTAGACGTTTCGACGGGAATCAACGTATTGTCGTAGACAGTAGCTTGTGACGGTAAACCAGTAATTGTAATTGTCATTTTTTAATCTCTAGGCCTTTTCTATATTTATTTTAACTGAGCCCCTTAATATACTGTGCTTCCACAGTATTAGAACCTTCTAATCCAAGACCATCAGTAACAGCACCAACATTTGCCCCAGTAGTAGCCAGTATATTACCAAAGTTATCTGTGACTAAGTCGCTCAAGTTATCTACAAAGTCTTGTGGAGCCCCAGATGATTGATTCAACCAAGTAGTGGTATGTACTAAATTTCCACCTGGAATCAAGAAATTGATGTTTGTATCAACTACCTGTGTTCCCACAGTATAAACATTGGCTGCACCAGTACCATCAACAGCACGACGAATGTTAGTTAAAACATTGTTTACCATGTCGATGCCCCAGAATACGATCTTTTCACCGTTGATAAACACTACCCCCGGGATAAGTTTGCTCACATTTGGTGAACTGATTGCTTGTGCATTGGCGATATGAATATTACTATCTGTGATATTCAAGTTTGCTGTCAAAGTAGTAATGTGACTTTCACTGATACCATAGTATTGTGGCCAAATTGCTGTATTTGTACCGGAAGCATTACCGTTCATGTTCTGAACAATTCTGTATCCAATGTTGGCAGTAAAACCTTGTGCTATCAAATTGGCGCTCAGTGGCAATCCAACATTTGCAGCCAATCCATTCATACCAGTATAAACAGTCATATTGAGATTGTCATAAGTTACCCCTGGAACGAATTCTTCAGGCGCATGACTACTTGCAGTATCATAATATGCACCACCATCTATAATGCTATAAACATTAGAGTTGGTGTAAGTATTCTGAATTGTAGTATCTAGATATGTTGGATTATTAAAATCATAATACTTTAGGACCAGATTAGCACCGATACTTGTGGTTGGTAGAGAACCGCTTACAATAATCTGCCATGGGTCAACTTCTGTAATATTCAACTCATAACTTTGACTCGTATCTGTATCAACTAATACAATGGGTTGTCCACTAGCATAGTTATATTGAGTAAAGTCTACTAAATTCTCTGTGGTAATTTGATTAAACGAAGAAGAACTTGCTACTGTAACACCCAAGTTGGCAGTGTTTGCAGATATCCAGTGAGTTGCATTGTTATCAAATGTCCCAACAACATCAACTAGAGTAACTAGATTACCCACTGATGTATTATAAACAACACCAGATGCACCACTAACTGCTTGTGTAATAACATTACCTGTATATACTACCGCAGAGTTTGTTAAGTCCAATGTAACTGTTGGAATTTGTACATTGGCGCTATAAATCGCCCGTGTATTTGCCCAAGTATAGATGAGATTGCTACTAAACACTGAAGTATTTGCTTCGTAAGTAACACCAGTTACATTAACTCCTGGATACTCTATTCCAGTCATTAGCTGTGCAAGATCGTTTCCTGGCATACCCGCAGTTGGTTGATAATATGCAGTGATACGGTCACTGGCATTACTAAACGAATTGGCATTGAGTAAGTTATACTTCGTATAGTCAAACACATTGCTTATTGCGATAGGATTAACGTTACTATCTGTACCATTTACTAATATATTGCCGTCTCTACGGACAAAGTTAGTCGTTAAGTTACCAACAGTGATCGTTTGCTTAGTAGAATTTACAGACAGTACTCTCGCATTGGCAGTAGTATTTTTCTGAGTAATGTAATCTCCAATGTTAGCTTGTATATTACCACTAGTTGTCAAAATCGCACTACTATAAACATTTGCTGTAGCTTGATATGCTTGCCCGTTATAACTTACAATACTGCTATTTGCCACAGTGATGTTTGGCATCCAAGCAATAATATTACTATTGTATGTAATTCTGTCAAACGCAATAGTTGTAGCAAAGTTACGAACAGTGTTGTAGCTATTGTTGATAAACTGAGTGAAACTTGAAATGCTTGTTACATTCGAATGCAAGTTGGCTGCATCACTGAAGATGTAATCCGTTGTATTGAATGATCCAACCGTATCAACTAGTGTCACAACATTACTATTTGTAATAGTAGTATACACTGTACCATAAGCACCTGTATTTTGCTGAGTAATAATGTTACCAACATAAACTGTGACATTGCTGTATGTAGCAAGTTGTGTTGTGGGTAAGCTATCTACTTGATAATGATTTACTAATTTAGCATACCCGAACGCACCAGAACCAGTTCCGTTAATAAAGATAGTTGGCTGACTTGTGTAGCCCGACCCTGGATTGATAACTTCGAAAGATTCAATTCCGCCAGTAGAGAAGTTAACAATGGCCTGTATGTTTGCACCAGTACCACCGCCACCAACAACAGTAACAGAGGGCGTTACTACATACCCAGATCCTGCATTAGAAACGAATACACTACCGATACCATAAGTGTGATTGTTATACCATTGACTATACTGAGGTAATGTGCTTAATAAAGTGCTGTCTCTTGGATCAGACCCATTGGGACTACGGTAAGCACCAAACGCATCAATGTATGTACTTGGGATATCAAAGTCTGTAGTATCACCGTAATATTCGTCGTTACCTTGATAATCAAGTTTATATTCACGGATACTTGTTCTATAAGGTTTGACTTCGTTGATGTAATCTTCGTAATATGTTTGATTGTCTGGGCTATAACTTGCAGGTTGTCCCAGAGTCTTGAACTTATGTAAGATACTGATGAAACTTGTCTTGAATACCCAATCAACTGCTGGCTGTTCTGTTAGAACATAGTTTATCAATGTAAAGAACATTTGATTAAAATATACAGCCAAAGTGTCAATGAAAATATTATTCTGAATAGCATTGAAAATAATGCGGATTTCATTACCAGTCACATTTGATGTATACAGTGTACTACTCAACTGTATTGTGCCGTTTTGAATACCAACAACATTTGTAGTAAGATCAGAATTTACACGGTATACTGCAAACTCACCGTTACCATTGTTTAGGACTTTCACGGTGTCCCCTGCAACTAGAGTTAGAGTTGAGATGTCTGCGGCAGTTGCCACAACATAAGTTGCTAGCACTGTACTGTCGTAAGTACTATCATACCAATCTGTCTTACTCCAATAGAACGGAGTATAGTAGCTTTGTTCGCTAGTCAATACCCAAGTAGTACCAGACCATTCATAAGTCGTCCATATGCCAGATTTAGTTTCGTCTGCCAACACTAGTACAGTATAACCAGCAGCCAATACACCAGTGTCGATATACCCAAGTTCCTCGTATGTCGCAACTTGAATATCGTATGTTGTATAGTCTGGTAATGGAGCAGATGCATACAATGGATTGATATTGAATTCTTCTACCACTGGATACTGTATTAATATGCCGTTAACAAATTCTACCCAGTTTTGTAAAGCAGTTGTACGATTTACAAATAGAGTTTGATTTGGGGCATTGTTAAGACCAATACTTTCTTGTACAGATAAACTTGCATCAGGAACTGCAAATCCGTTAGCATCAATACCACTCAAACTGTCAATGATTTTTTCAACAATGCGTGTTGGGATTGTACTGCTCGGATTACCTTCTTGAACTAGTTGATATTCACTGTGAATGACATGACTATTACGGATAGTATCGTAATCAACGTGTAGAACGGTACTGTTACCAGACAAATAGTTACTGATACCATGCAAACTTACTGTATCATCTTGAATAACTGTTGCATAAGGAATCGATTGTGATTGTGGATTTTCGATAATGTCTTGAATCGTGCTCACAGTATTTCTATGAACACTAGATTGTTCAAGACTATTCTTACCATATACCCAATAATAGTATGTGCTCTTTGGCAACTTAGTAGTTGGGTTAATAGTTGTTTCCACAACATAAGCACTGTTATCTGCGTACAATGGAGTTCCTAGTCCGTCGTAAGCACTCGGGGGCAGATCGCTAGACACCCACTCACAAACTTGAACTTGACTTCCAGGGAACATCATACCCCAGTTGTTTGCACGGTAAGTCAGATTACCTTGTTCATAATCGATATAACGAAGAACACCAGTATTCCACCAAGTTTTAGTAGTTTGATCTGGACCCCAATGATAGTCTAAACTATATGCTAGATTTGGAATACTATCTACGCTACCAACGCTGTTATAAACTGCTGGATCGTATGCTGTGATGAAATCTAAATCTTCTTGTGCCGCACCAAGAACTTTACCCTTAGCAGGATCAATGTAGTCTAAGTTAGTAGAGATAACGCTATTATTAACGTTATACAAATACATTCTGCTGATACTATCAATATCAACTTTTTCAGTTTCTTGATTGACAATATCCCAACCAATATTACCATTGAAGTTGTTGTAAGTGTAAAATGTTCCAGCATTACTGATTGGCATAGGAGCGCCAGTAGTAGCATTGTAAACTATCCAAGTATTGCTTGGATCAAACGCTGTAGAGTTGCTATCACCAGGAGCACCAACGATCATAGTATTGCCATTCATAGCAACACTGTATCCGAATTGATCATGTGGGCTTAGACTATTGTTTTGTAGTCGTTGAACGAGAACATATTGGTCTTGTACATTACCAGATAGACTGCTGTTTACTAATCCATAAATGTATACAACACCTGAACCCTCAATAGTGTCAATAAAGATACTATTGTTAAGATCAAAAGTCGTTGTGTCTGTATCAAATGAAGTTGTATTCTCTGTGCTACCACCATTTGCAGAAACTACAAGAGTTTCGCTGTTGGGACTAGAAAGAATCTGTGATCCGTATTGTGCGACATCTTCCGTTCCAGGATGTTTCAATGTTTGTGCAATACTGAATACGCTTAGCCCCAAGTTAGCCATAGCGTTACCATTACCAGGACCAATGATCAGTTTCTGATATGGAGTTGTTACATTGCTCGTAATAGTCAGAGCACCATAGCCCTGAGCAATAGCAGTAACACCGGCGATGTTTGCGCTGTTAATATTCTGTGCCGCTGTAATAGTATTACCAGCAGTAAATGCTACATTAATACCATTAATGCGAATACTATCACCTAGACTGACATTACCATTGTAAGTTGTTCCTGTGATTGAGCCATAGCTTGCGCCTTGATTTACATAACGATAAACGATACCGCTGAAATATCCTGGTGCACTGTATCCTGGGCTTGCAATATAAACATCTGCGTCATTACCAGAGATGCTTGTAGTAGTACCAAAAGCACCACCGCTAGTTGGATTTGGACTTGTGATCGTTTCTAATAGATTGAACTTGTTAGTCTCAACATTGATCAAGCTACCGATTACGGGAGCAGTAGTAAATGTTAGAGTTGTTCCAGTAAATGTATATCCGCTAGTAGCAAGATTACCATTGACTGTTACACGACTTTGGCTGTTTACATTAGAATAAGTTGTTGTATAAGTTGTACCGTTGGCAACAAATGATTCGATACTACGATCAAATACATACACAGTTCCAGCGGCTGTAACGCCGTTGACTGCTTGATATGGGGCACTGATTGCTACTTGATTACCTGTACTAGTTGTTTTAACATTGTACCCAAACTGTGACGATGAACTACTACCAACGCTGATAGTATTAGCGTATGAATAAGATGTGTAGAAACCAACAGTATTTGCTTGATACACATAAACATTTCCAGCATTTGGTGCCGATACATACAACCATAGACCGTCAGCGCTTGCGCTGATACTTGATCCAAACAAATCCCCCACGTTACTCAAACTTGGGCTAGTCAATGTTTGTTGCCATAGGAAACTTGCATTGCCATTGAATTCATAGATATGAACTCGTCCATATTGCGTAGATCCGTTGCCCGGATTACCGATATATAAAAAGTTTCCAGAAGTATCTAAACTCGCGCCGAATTTAGTGCCACCACTGTATTGTCCAATATTTGCAACCAATGTAAGTGTGTTGTTATTTGTGACATTAGAAACGAATGCATAGACATTACCATTGTTTAATAATGAACTACTTGCCGCCGCAAATGCACCACTTGCGCTGATAGTTGATACCGTACCAAAACCAACATTACTAATGTAGCTGTTAGCATCTAGCTTCATGCTTGGGTTGAAGATGCTAGTGTTACCAGACCATGGGGTTGATTTGTTATAAACTACCCATCCGCCAGTTTCTGCATCTGTATCAACCCAAAGTTTATCATTGTCCAACCAATCATGTAGCGGAGCAATGCTGTTCAAATCTGTTGGACTATCAAGACGAACACTTTGTAGTCTGTATAAAGAACCAGTACCAGCTATCTTGATTGCTTGTTTAATCTGATCTGCGGCCTGTGCTTGGAATACTACGCTGAAGTTATAAGCATCAACAACCCCGTATACACGGTAGAACGCATTAACTCTAACATCAAAGTTTGACAACACAACGATATCGCCATAAGCCACATTATGTGGGCTACTTGTTGTTATAACACCGATGTTATCAACGCTATATGAAACTTGAGTTACATTAACATCTGTTTCATTAATACGGAATACATTCCAGTTACCTGTCAAATCTCTCGCTGTCCATACAGTTGAAGCAATACCGTATTGATCTATGTTAGCACTTAAATCATTGAGATTTGCATTGATATCAAATACTGTAGTTGTAATATCATTGATATTGACATATCCAGCTGTTTGTACATCGTTTTTGTAGTTGCTAGATGCATCACGGTTCACATAGATTGAAGGAGTATAACTTCCTTCAGTTTTGTATAATTGACTAGGTTGTACACCAATGATTCCACTGATACTTGAACCATTATTAGGTAGAAGTTGTAATGTTACTGGATCACCGTTGAATGTGCCTTCAGTTAAAATCAAGTCAACACTACGATTATTGTCTAAAGCACCGTATTCACCGACACGCATAGCCCATTCTTCATAGACATCAATTTCACTTGTCGTACCATTGACACCGGTTGCAGTAAATGCAGTGATAGCATTCATTGTACCCTTTTGACGAATATAACCCTGATAGAATTTTGCTTGGGTAACTTCGTCTAGGCCGAAGTTTGTCAAATAATCTCGTGGTTGGAATCCGATAGCACTATCACTATATAAGTGGAAGTCACCCAATACTTCTGGGTTATCGACATCATTAAATCTATTGAACTTCTCAGCATTGTAGCTGAAGTTTGGTAGTAGACCGGTCTTGAGTTCATCACTAGACAAACGAGCCCACAGCGTATTATCAAATGTTGTTGCGGCAGGAATGTCTTGTAGCGCAGTGTAATTAAAACTCTTGTAACTTACGATAGCACCCAATAGATAATCTTTGCCCTGTTGCCAAGCATCCACTGTTGTGTTATTGAACACAAATCCAGGAGGATTCATAGCACCAGTCCAAGAACCTGTTTTCTTACCAACAAGTTTTAAACGGTATTGTCTATTGCCAAGTTCTGGAACATAGATGATGTCATTAAAAATATCTTTATTGTCAAATAACATTACGTGTTCGTATTCGACAACATCTAGTTTTATCAGAGCAATAGTTTGTCCACCATTGACTGTTATATCACAAGTATTACCAGTAGCACTATTTTGTCTATTGACACTCATCTGGCTATATTTGACAAAATTATAACTAGTATCTAGAACACAGCTAGAACCCGGTTGATTGTCAATCTTATCAACAACACCCAGCGGAGTGAATAACGTTGTATGATTCAGTATTGGGCTCAATACCAATATGCTACTTGCATTCCATCCTTGTTGTGCCCAAGTTAAAAATTCTTTAGCACTGAGTAAGAAGTCTCGTTGAACTCCCAAATCAGGGTCAGAATCAATAAACTTAAACCCAACACCCTGTAGATATCTTTGATAACTCACTAAGAAATCAACAACTTGTTGTCTTGTAGTGAACTCATATCCGTAAGGAATAGTTATCTTGTATTTCTGATAATCTTGGTAAACTACAGCGGCGTCTTGTAATACAGGAATAGAATAACTTCTACCATTTACTAGACTGGGGATAATAGTGAAGTACGGAGTGGTTGTATCATATCCGCTTACTGTGAATCCAGATGCTGTCTTTTCGACAATAACTGCACTGTAAGTTACAGAGTTAGTCGGTGTAGAAGATTGTAATAGAATTCTATAACTCTCATTGGGGATTACTACACCGTTATTAGTACTAGTCGGACTACTCTGTTCTGCAATTACTTGTATGAAACTTGAATCCGTGAATCCAGCCATCTTGTAAGAAAGTATTACATTAATAATACTTAAATTGATGTACGAGTTAGGGTTAATCCCCAAGTATCTCAAGTTATCTGCCATCCAGTTTAGATAGCTAGCACTACGCTGAATAGTATTTGTATCACTAATATTACCGTTAATAGCAGTAGATGCAGGAGTAATGCGTTGTAGTGTAGACGCACAAATAAACTGATTTAGTTCAGTATTTTTGTAATAGTCATTTACATTAACTAGTGTTCCAAAATAGAAAGCAGGTTTTGCCATAGCCATAGCTCGTTGGAAAGCATATGGGAAATCACTGCTACGACGCCATGCTGTTTCTACGGGGCCTTGATCACCGATTCTCCAGTCTGCACTAGCATCTCTACTGTTGAAACTCTTGACGATAAAATCTGCTGGAGCTAACAATACCCCAGTTGCGTCTACTGGAATAATTGTTTGTAATCCTGTACGGACGAATCTGCTATCAACATATGGGTTGCCGTTGTTCCAAACAATACCAGCAGCCATGTCGTCCCAAAGAACCATGTTGCCACCAGTATATGGAGCAGGACCATATCGTGTTTCCCACCAGCTTGGCATTGTTGTGAAGCCAATCATTTCCCAAGGATTAGTATGGGGACGATCTGTATCAAAGTAGTATTTGAAAATAGCGCGCCAGTTTCCTGGAAGTGGTGCACCGTTGATTACATCAACAAATCTATCGTAGTTGTAAGTAAATTCGTTGCTGGCAACAAAAGTTGTATTAGTAATATAATCTATGCGATTATCACCCGCCCATTTTAAGAAGCTAGTTGTAAGCAGTTGTGTAAATTCACTGTTGCTGTAATCTGTTGTTCTAAACTTTCCTGGCAAGAAATCATAGACGCTAAAGACTTGATTTGTGGGATTTACTTTAATATTGTTATAGATGCGTTTTTCAAACTCTAACAACAAATCATCACGGTAATCACCAAACGCAGGAGTGATGCTGCCATCGTGCCCTTGTATCACATTCGTTGGAGTAATGTAAGTTGTATCGTAATATTTTTCAGGAGCAAACTTTGGATACAATCCCAACTTAGTTGGAGTTTCTGGAATATAGCACCCATCAGTACTACTATATTCATTGATAGTGATAGTATCACCAATAGTTAATGGTGTGGTAATAGTTATACCAGCAACATTAGCATCAAAAGTATAATCTTGATCCTTGACCAACTGCGCATTATTCAAATACACCAACACAGCTTGATTACTTAAAGTTGTGTCGCTGAAAATATTACTGATTTCATATCCAGTAATCTCTGCGCTTTCTACTGTGTATGTGATAGTATTCTTAATATCGCCGTATGGCACCATATCACTATAGTACCATGGGAAGCTACTACTTTTTACAGCATTGATAGTTTTAAGTAGCGTATCAAGTAGTACTGGGATGTTTGTGAAATCAAGCCCAGCTGTTCTAGCGCTTAGTTCTAAAATTTTATTTTTAAACTTGCTGTATTCTCTACGGGCTAAATCTAAACCATCAACAAAGTTGAAGTATGGATCTACTAACGCAATAGGAACTGCTAATGCAGGACTTGCGTGTTGAAGAATACTACCACCCTGCGGTTTGATATTCAAGTCTCGAAGATTGCTACTACCAGGGAAACTACCAACAACTTGATTGCTGTTTGCAACCATAGTAGATAAGTGATTACGCAATTGCCCAAGAGTTAATGTTGTAAAGTTGGCATTCTTACTATTGAAGTCTAGATTCTTTGGAACTTCGTAATACCCAAGTTGACTCACAGCACTGCTGTTGTAAATCAAAATATCAATTTGATCACCAGTAGTCAAATCAGGATCAGTAATGTGTACATAGTTCAAAACGCCCACAGTAATCGTTTCCCAATCAGTTGTCTGAATCGAGTTACGGTATACTCTGAAATAAGGAACTGTGGCTTCTGTACTATTAGTAATATCTATTTGGAAATAACTATTATTTCCATCATAGACTCCACTAATAATTTGAAACTGCTTTTCTTGTTCAGTATTTGTTGTCCAACTATTTCTAATAGTAGAATTTGTTAAATCAGAGTTTTGTTGTAGCCAACCAACAGAGTTGATGTTTACGTCAGATTGTGCTGTACCAGCACCATCAGTAAAGTTGAATGTGTCTGAATCAAAATTGTTGGTGAACTGAATGTCCCCAATTTGATTAAAATTACGGTAGCTTAGTGGGAATCCCAATACTGGATCATTTACTCCAGTACCAATAGCGTAGCTGAAAATTTGAGTTCCAGCAAATGTGCTATTAGTGTATGTGCTGATACTTGTACCTGTATCATCGAAAATGTCAAATAAAGGTGATTGATTAATGCCATTCTTCTGTTGTCCCTGAACCCAAGAACTACCAGTATAGTAGTATTGTAATCCCTTGTATGGACCAGACATTATAACAAGATTGTTATTAGCATAAATGTTTTCGTCTGTTGCTGGTGCAAGATTTATTACTAAGTTACTGGAAATATCCACAACATTCACAACAAAGACTTTATCACGCACAGTAGGATCAAAGTCGTTGGCGAAAATAACTCGCATACCTTGCTCTAATGTCACACCGTCAAGTGTTGTACCGTAGGGTTGTAATTCTACTGTACTTCTACTATCAGAGTTTGTAAAGTCAATCAAATCAACTGGAGCCACACCTACATGCCCATAGTTAAAGAGTTGGATATCAGCTTCAAACTCAATGATAGGACGATTAGCACGAGTTGATTGGTCTAGAACAGGGGTAACACCGTTGTAAGCGGCACTAGCATTGATAATGTCAATGTGAAACCAACGGTTACTACGAGTCCATGGATTCAAGTCAATGCTAGCTCTATTGATTGTAATATAATCAGCAGTACCCAGACCATTCACTGCAAATGGTTCTGGATTGATAAATTTAGAAACATCGATAAGTTTTATACCAGTACCCACACCCTCAACATAATAAGTATTACCTTGATATGCCGCAGGAGTTGCAGTTGCATCAAAAGTGACTGCAAGACCGTTAGTGAATACAACCCCATTTGGGCTTTTATATCCAGTTGATCCCAAAATAGTATTTTCAACATCTACGACCCCTTGATCGGCAAAAAGCATACTGAACTGCCCAACCATACCAGAAACAGCGGCGTCTTGATAATACAGCGCAGTCAACGGGGCTGTAATATCTGGCATTAGATTAAACAAGTTTAAACTTAAATAATCATTGGCTAGAAAATAAGAATATTCTGCTCGTGTTAACCCACTTCGAACAAATACCCGTTGTTGTGCACCGATAGTAAATGCTTGCAACAATGGATTTAAAGTGACTATTGGATCTGCATCACTACTTAAACTGATTTGCCATGCATTACGACGAGATGCTACTGGTACTGTTTGACTGTTAACAGTCCATTTACTATCATCCAAATCTGTATTAATAAAAATCAATGATTTTAAATTCAGTTGATTGATTGCGTTGACACCATCGAATCCATTTTCGCCGGCAGCAACAATTGCGCTTAGTCTTTGACCTTGAACTTGAGTATAACTCAATGCTGTACTCAAATCTGCTGTTCCAGCAAGAGTTAGCCGAACATAAAAGTCTTGTGCAGTTGGTTGTGGTACATTGAATGTGATAGTACCAACATCTGCACCGTTATTTGTTACTCCCAATACATCACGACTAGACAAGCTAGTTTGATTATTTTTTGTTCCGCTAGTTCCAGGATTTGTTTGAATCCAGAATGAGTATCCGGGTTGATTTACTATGAATTGATATGTACCACCGTAGGCAAGTTGAATATTTGGATTTTCAACCCCTGATGCAGTACTAAATGTATAACTGCCAGTAGCAGGGTTTCTAGTAACTGTAAACGTCTCTAGAATCGGCACTGTGCTAGCGAACACTGAAACTGCTTGTGGGCCGTTCTCTAACCAATAATACTGATTAAAGTTTACAAATTTATCAAAGTCAAAAAGACCATCATAGCTGTAACTTTCCCCACTGTACAGCCTACTTTGATTATCAGTCAAACCACCGTAGTGGTTAATCTGATTCAATGTATCAATGTAACTAGCGTAAAACTGATTTTCCCCAGTTACTGGATTATCTATAACAACACTAGGCTCAAGCTGATAGTTTTGTCGTTGCGCAGTGGGTTCAGGTACATAGTTGTCAGTACTCTTGAACGTTGGTGCAAATTTTCTACCCACATAGCCGTTGATATTACGCAAATCCGGTTGCGTAACTAATTGATCTAAGGTTGCATTTAAGAACTTTTTATTTGCGTCGGTTCTATATGTTTCTGGTAAAAAGTTTGTTGTTTTAATTTGTGCCATATTAAACTACTATTCCCAATCCTGCTAGTGTTTGGTTAATTTGTGCCGCTGTGATTGCGCTGATGATTTGCACATTGTCTGCTGTTGCCGCGCTGACCATGATTTCGTCTGGATTGCTATTGATTTGCAATAGTCCCCCGAAAGCAACATCTGTGCTTGTTGGTACAATAATAATACTTGCTACATTAGGAGCCAAAGCATTGTGTAGATACGTGCTTAGTTCACTAAAATAGAAAGTATCACCAAAGTCCCAGTTAGCTGTATCAAAATAAGTATTGATGGCAGCAATAGTGCTACTGATAACATCATTGTCGCTGACATTCACATTTGGATTCTTAACGATCTTAAATGTTGCTTGCAAGTTTGTGTCAGCTTTTGCCCCGAACAATGGTTTATATTTACCAGCATTGTATACTAGTGTGTCACTGATAGCTTTGTAGTTTTCTAAACTACTTGTACCAGTACCATACTCTGTCTTTAAATCATCGTTTGTGGGCAGAGTTGGTTGAGTAACGACTCCCGAAGTGTCTTGTATCCATGCAAGATAATCGGCACTATAAGCTGTCGTTAGGATATACAAATCAATCATGTTATTTGGAGCAGGATCGATACGACGATCATTTGGACTACTATGGCGATATTGGAATTGTAAGTTTTGACGACCCACTTCTGCTACATAATTTGTCAATAGTGATAAGCTACGAACATTTGTGCTACTGATAGATAACTGATAGAAGTTATTTTCGCTAGTAGCATAGAATACCTGCCCACTCAAATATAAATTCCAGTTTGCAGTTATTGCACTCTGTGTAGCATAGACGCTAACAACTGTTGAGTTATCTACTGGGGCACTTGTTAAGAAGTTATCAGTTCCAAGAATTTCTTGGAAGAACACATACTTGTATTGTGGATTCACTGTTGGATTTACTGTATTTGTAAATAAATCTGGATCATCTGGAACGCCATCGTTATTAGTTTGTGGGAATGTAACTTTAATCTGTGTGTTGTCTACATATCCGTCTTGATCTATCACTTGATCATATATGTACCACAGTTGATCTTGTCCAATCGGACTAGAATTGTCTGGTTGTGTATTTGTTTTTAATACTGTGATTTGATCATTGATTGTTAAACCAGTTGTACTATCAAATGTTTTAACATCTGGATCGAAATAAAATCGTGTCTCTCTGGCACTTTGAAAAACATATTCAAGTCCACGTTGAGCGATATCGTAAATTACCCCGTTATAAGTAAATGCTAATAGCCAACTACTATCTAGACCCATACCAGTAGTATCACCTTGATTTGTTAAACTAAACGAACCTAAATTTAAGTTCTGTGGCAAAATAATTTGCCAAGACTGAGTTGCATTGTTATAACTTAAGCCAATATTTTGATAGCTCTGTAATAATCTAACCAAAGTAGCAATAAATGATCCAGTGGGTAGAGAATTATTGAATACTGGTATAACACTAGAAACTACCGCCCCTGATGGGATATTTTGACTCAATTGTACTTGGAATCCAGTATTGGCACTAACTACACTGGCCCACAAATAAGTGTGTTGATTTGGATATTGTGGTGTGCCCACTTGAATATTATTTTGTGCATCGAAATAATTTCCTGCACCAGCAGTGAACTTAATCAATGAACCAGTAGTGATGTATTGTAGACTACTGCTTACTCCCATGCCAATTTGTTGTACTACATTACTACCATTTACAAAATATCCAGTACTGCTATTGCCAGTGGCACTGCTTTGTGACCATACTGTATTAGTGGGAGCAGTGTATCTTGGGAAGTTAGCGTAATAGTATTGCAACATAGGGGTGCCAGCTACTATCGGAGCAACTGTATTGTAGATTGCTTGATACACATCCTGTGCTGTTGTGAAACTAAATGCTGTAGTTTCTGTTGGAGTTTGTTCGTATAATATTCCATCAGCACAGAAGATATTTGTACTAGAATATTTACCAGTTACATCTAGAACATCCAAGAAACGACTAGTCCCACTACTTGTGCGATTGACTGCTTTAGCTTTTAGAATACTACTGAAATTAGTATATGGCAGAAGATTATAATCTTCACCAGTAATCATACGATTTTGTGTGTAGTATTGTGCGGGCGCCTTAGCACGGATATCATCAATACTTTCACGGGTCTGTGCATTAGCAACTGTATATTGCAAACTTGCAGTAATAGTTACAGTTTCTATAGAATTATTTCTACTTACGTATGGGAAACTAAATGAAATGCTTTGCATCTCATCTGGGGTAATCTTATATTGCAGACCATTACTAGTTCTGTAATAGAGTCTGAATATACCCTGTGGAATGTTGGCAAAACTACCGTCACCGAATACTAAATCAACTTGATCGTTGGTTCTACTATTAACTTGGTAAAGATTTCTATCAGTACTTTGATTGTAAATGACATTAATACCAGCGACAGCGGGAACTTGTGCCCAAGCAGTCGCAGGATTACCGTTAACATCCAATTGATATAACCACACATCGTCATTGTTAATATTGTTGAAATTAACATTGACTACACGATTTGGTAAGCTCTGCGTTAAGTTAAAATCTTGTGTGCTTAATGTACCCTGTTTAAAATATAAGAAATATCCAGTGTTTACACTATTATTACCCAAGTTATCATTTCGATAAAGAAAGTTAAACTTACCAGTAGGAATTGGATCTGGTTCATAAACATATGTTTGATTTGCAGATGATGCACCAACAGCTTCAAAAGCCATGTTTGTATTTTCTACAATAGCATTGAAACTCTGTCTAGGCAATGTGCCGGGAGTTAAGTTTATACTATATTCGTCAGTCTGTATCCCAGCAATGCTTTGACTATTGGCTGGTTTACCGATAACTTGATTGTTGATTAAGGCTGCATTTAATACTGTAATAAACTGCTCTTGCCAGTCTTGATTAGCAGTATCGTTCCAGTTAATCTGAATATTGCTTAGATTTAACCCGTTGCTGTCAAATACATTTTCTGTTGTGCTAACGCTGTCGAACTTCAAATAACCGCTGGCTTCGATATTACGCTTTGGATTATAGCTAATCAAACGAGCAAGTTTAAGAATACTGTCTCTGCGTTCTGCTGTGTCAAAGAAGTTTTCACGGGCATTCATGTCCGTTCTGAACGCTAAACTTTGACCCAAGAATGCGATTAAATCAATAAGTGCGATATATTCACTTGATTCTGTAAAGTCGTTGAAATCTTCTGGATAATAATTACGCAAGTAATCAATCATGGTCTTGCGTAGTGTCTCAAAGTCGTAACTTTGGAAGTCAGCTTGTTTAAATGTTTGGTAAACCGTTGTCCAGTCTTGGTTTACTAATAAGTTGGTCTGACGAGTTGTGATTGACATTTAAAATACATCCGTTATCGTGTATTTATTACTTGTCAATATGTGCGTAGTTAATATGGACCGTTTGTAGTCAGCGTTTGTGAGTTAGAATCGAACTGTAAACTCATGGAAGTCGCTTGATTTGTGGGTATATAAGTCAAATCTAGTTCGATTTGCATACCATAATCTTGCTCTGTTATCGTGATATTAGTAAGTGTGACTCTTGGGTCATAGTTAACAATAGTAGTAACGTCATCTATCACAAACTGTCTAGTCTGATCATCAAACGGTTCAAATAACAAACCCCAAATGATAGACCCGTAGTTTGGGTTCATCAATCTCTCACCTTTACGGGTACTAAAATGATTTAATAAATCTTGTTTAACCAAGTCAATGTCCGTAACACGAAATTTCTTGCTACGGTTGATTGTACTGAATCCACGATATAGTATTGGCATAGTCTAGTATTTATTGCGATGCATTTGCTAGTTGGATGTGTACTGCATCAGGTTTACTGAATGTTCCACCCCAGCGTAACCCATAACTTGGAAGATCAACAGTTCTAGCAATTAATGGACATTGACTGCTATCAATGGCGACACCACTGTTGTGTGGACTACCTTTACCACCCTGACTTAACGGTACCGCAGGGGTAGTGATACCACCAGCAGTAGGATTGTTTGGTCCACCACCTGCGGCTAGCCATTTTGAATAGATTGCATCTTGATCTGCTGGACTGCGATAAGCACTAGTAATAGTAATCTTGCTACCAGCTTTTGATTTGAAATCTTGTGCCATCTTCAGAATCGCATCTTTAAATGTGCCATTTAGTTGATCAAAGTTTGCTCTTGTTCCGCTTGCCCCGCTGAATATAAACACATCATCGGGGTTGATACCTGTAGTATTATCACCACTTAGTCCAGAAGTCTGAGCAACACTTGCTACGGCGCCCCCAGCAGCCAGAATATCAACTGAGTATCTACCTTGATTATACATGGTAGCACCAGTTAGTGATGAATCCATTTGATTGCTTGCGCTCATACCATCAGAACGCCATTGTTTTGCGGCATCTGCTGTTCTATATTCGTGAACAACAAACATCATACCAGCAGCCGTACAAACATCATCATCTGACTTGATGCCACCATTGGCTATCAATGCTGAATAACTTGCAGTAAACTCATTAAACTGAATAGTTTCTTGAATACTTGGGCTATTGAAGAAATCATCTTGACTCTGAATATTGTCACGACCAGTCCAGCTGTTGCTATTAGACAATGCACTGCTACCGTACTGAGTGATAGCGTCGGGCTTGATATAACCCGCAGTGGCTAAGTATTGAGCATCCACTGCGTATTTACCGATACGCTGACTATCACTAGAAACAAAACTATAGTTAAACTGACTCAAGAAATAACCCAACTCTGCCATCATGGCTTTAGCTTGAATTTGACTCAAGTTAGGAGTCGTTGCTCCGAAATTGTTTGCTGGACTGTATGTGGTAGTCTTGGCTAAGTATTCTGCCGGGCAAGTTGGTTCAGCAACTGGCTGACCACTGGCTTGTGTTATTCCAGCATCTGCTGAACTACTACCAGTGAGTACTGGATTGCCACTGCTATCTGTAACTGCTGAGCCTGACCCAGAAGCTAGAGCACCAGAAGGTGCCGCAGGACTCTGAGCACCCGCATTTGCAAGTGCTTGCTGAACTGTCGGTAACCACTTGGCCGCAGCCGCACCAACACTGGCTGCTGTAATGCTACCATCTGCGGCGTTCAATGATTTATTTTGTATTGCAACTTTACTGCCAGCAGGGGCAATGATATAGCTACCTGGCTTACCAACAGCGGCTGGCCAGAAGATACAGTTGTATAAGTCTTGCAATGCCGGAGTAGGAGCTTTAGTATTAAGCCTAGTATATTGGAAGAATTTCAATACCCAGTCCATTTGATCTACACGACTCAATGATTTTAGTGTAGAAGTGCTTGTACCGATACCCGTTGCAGTTGTTGGCATAAACTGAATAAGACCAGTTGCACCGATACTATTCACTAATCCAGGATCAAATGTCGCCCCAGTTTCATTGGCCATACAAGCAAGAAGATCGATATAGTTACAGTTTAATGAGCTTGCAACGCTTTGAACTTTTGCGATAAATGCGCTATCAGTACTCCATGGAGTAGGAACTCCATTGACTTTACCGTTATCTGATTTGTTACCATTAGCCGCAGGCAGTGTATAGCTACCAGGTTGTCCCGCTGTTTTCGGAGCACAAATACTACTACTCACTGATTTTGTCAGAGGAGCTGGGGTACCTGTTCTTGTCCATGGTTCGTGACTTGGTAAAATCGTTACTATACTGTCAACGCTTTGTGGAACGCTGTACCACAACTTTGTCTTTTGATCGTCGAATGTAGTATCTGCAAGTTTATTCTTTTGTAGAGTTGGCATGCTAATAGAATTGCCACCACTGCCACCATTGATATCAATAGTTGACCCTGATATGGTCATTGCACCACCGGAACTAACATTTAATGTACCGTCTGCGCTCATTGTGAGTTGTCCAGCACCGATGTTAGTTTTTGCCCCGTAGATCAAGAAACTTTCACTGCCACCTAGATTTACTTGTGCTGAGTTCACAGTAAAACTAGTATCACTGACCATGTTTATATTTCCACCGCTTTGAAAATTGATGTCTTCGTCTGCATGAAAGTTAAATGTACCTTCACTACGCACACTAAAATCACCCGCTGTGTATATTTTTATACCCGTTGCATCAATCTCTACCCAACTCGTCCCATCCATATGACTGACATACATTGTTTTTTGTTCGTCATTTAGCAATATTTGATGCCCAAATGCTGTGCGCAATCGAATCAGTTGATCTCTACCATTCACATCACCGTCATCCATAACGAATGTGTGACCACCTTTGCGAGTGGGAACGCTGTATTGATCTTCTGGGACTGTACCAGAGTTTACTTTGGCTGCGTAATCTGGATCATCTGCTGGATCTTTTGTCAGTGGACGACCAGGAGTAGATATACCAAATACATGACTAGGAGTTTCTCTTTGTGCACTACTGCTAATAGCTCCACGAGTAGCATCACGATCTAGACCTTGTTTGAATAAGATGTTTGCCTGAAACTCATGCACTGGCTTTTTGTTAGTGTAAAAGGTCCCGTTGATATTGCTTTCTATATTTTCATTAAACTCTGCTACTGGCAATACTTGCGGAGGCACATTGCTTTCGGGCAATATGCTTACCTTTATGTCATCACTAACAGTCGAAGTATCGACATTAGTACTGCTACCAACAGCGGGCAACATCCAGTTACTCAGATTTCCAGGAACACAAGCAAACCAGAACCCTTTGTCTGGATCACCGTTAACAAATGTACATAGAACTTGACTCCCGATATCAGGAGTAACCATCCACATACCATAAGTGTGTTGCACTCCAGTAAAGCTATTGTTCTTACTGCTTTGTGGTTGATATGTAGTGCCTAAATATGGGCTAGCATAACTCACTGTACGCCAGAATACTGGGTTCTGCTGATCGCCACCGAACTCTGGAATCCACACACGCAAACGCCCGTCTCGTGCTGGACTTAGATTGTCCATGACGAGGCCAAGCTGTGAGGCTGTTTCATATCTATAACCTGGAACAGCGTCTCTGTTATAGAATTTCGATGTCCGTCTACCTTGCGTTTTATCTTGTGCCATATATTATGCTATTAAACTTTGTGGGTAATTTGTTTCTGCCAATGCTTGACTGCTAGCCAAATCTGCGATATCAACGGTAGGGGCATTATTTGCCACATTAGCCAAAGCATCTTCAGCTGGAGTTGGTTGGCTATCAGTCTGTGTTACTGCGTTTTGATCCGGGGCTTGCTCTGTACTAGATGCGGCGTCGTTGTCTGCCCCAGCATTAGCATTGGGAGCTGCCTGAGCAGGGGTGTCAGCATTAGTTGTGGCGTTTGCAGAGTTATCACTCGGGGTTGTCGGGGCAGTTGCTTTATCGTTCCTATTAGCATCAAGTCCCACTGGATTTTGCGCAGGGTTTGTGTTTGGACTGTCTTGCATGGGATAACGGATCATATTAAGAGTTTGAGTAAATTTGCCACCCTTAAATTCACTATCAACTTGTATTACCCTATAATATCCACTAAATTCACTTGTATGAAACTTGTTTGCACCGTTTAAATTGTACATGCCTGTAGTGTCATTAAAATCTGTCGGAGTTTTAAATGTTACATAACAATAAATCTCACCATCATCCATGTTTAAACTTTGAACATTGCTTGCAACAAATACACTGCTGGCATCTGAAGCAAGGGGAGGGGTAACATCTGGAACTATGAACAAGTCGTCTTGCTTTATAAAATGTGGATCACCTATGATCTGCATTTTCAAATTAAGCATATCACCTGCCGCACTAGTATAAATGCTTTCTAGCGCACTTTTGGCATTCTGTGTGGCACTACGGTTATTTGAGCCACCAGTACCAGTTTGCATCTGTGATCCTGTATTGACTTTTTGTTCTGCGGCGTTGAGTCCAGATTTGCCACCTACTGTAGTTGTTCCATCCTTGTTTGTATCTTCAGGTTTGGCTGTTGTTCCAGCAGTCGATTCAGTATTACTACGATCAATTTGTACTGCTGTAAAATACAATGCATTAAAGTCGATATCAAAATTTATTACGGCACTATTATGCCCAGTATAAAAATAATCGTATCGTTTAACTGGCTTCGGTGGGGGACTTTTTGGGAGTCTAGGGTCCCGTTGTTGATATGCTTTGTATTTTTTAATGTTGAATTCGATAGTTTTACCCCAAACATTCCGTTCTGTATCAAACTCTGTTAGTTTTATTTTTGGAATCACCTTCCACATGTACACAGGTGTTGCCTGTGCTTGTACTGTAGCATCATCTGCGGCGTTTGCATTTACTGGGGTTTTGCTATCTGTATTGGAATCTTTTATTTGACTTAAAAAGAATTGACTATTTGGAATAATAGCATTGATGATTTCATTCACTGATGTACCAGCTTCGAAACTATGAACAACAGACCCAAGATCCAATGTATTTGAATCTTGTCCTTGCTGTGCCTGCGATTCTTTTTTAACAGATGTTTCCCCTGTTCGTTTGGCTGTATTTGTTTTGGGATCTACTATTTTAGAACCACCTATGTCTGGATCTATATTAAAAGAAATTTGATCTGCAAATTTTACATCATTGGTGTTTTTAGATGATTTGTTCCAAGCATTGTATGCTGATGTAAAACTTTGCAGTTTAAGAGACACCTGTGCAGAATCTGATGCCGCAACTTGACCCAATATTCGTGGGTCACGAGCCTGCCCACGAAGACTTCCGCCACCAGCTTGCCCAGAACTATATGCTTGGCTTTCTGCTTGTGTGTCCCTAAAACTGTCTACATCTTGTTGTACAGATGGTTCAGATGCTGGAGCAAAAAAATCACTCACTGTTGACGCTGTGATTTCCATTCGTGTTTTTATAGCCTGTACACTTTCGAGATTTGCGGTGTGATTGAATGGTACGGCTTGCACAGTATATTCGCTTCCCTTAACACTGGCCTTGATTTTAAAATTTATTAGCTTGATAGGGAAGTTTTTTGTTTGATTTTGAATTTTTACAGCTTTTCCACTATCATCATACCCAAAGAACTCTAGTCTCAGCAAATAAGGAATATCTAGATAGTTTTTTGCTGCCAGATTATTCAAAGACACATTCATGATACGGTCCAGTAGCGTCATACCATAAGGTTCAATGATTGTAAAATCCAGTGCAATAGCGTTTGACCCACGAGCATTGGCATTCATGCCGATAATTGTACTGACTTTAAAACTATCAAAGTAAAAATCTTCAGTGAAGTTTGGATCACGAATATCTTTATATCTACCTGCACTACTGATCAATGCCACATTCGGTGTAAATGATGTTGGTGTATCTACTAGAGTATTGTAATCTGTCTTAGATAATGCAAATAGCGTTAACCCGTAAGTATAGCTTGTATAAGCGTCTAGCGGGTTAGACGACACCCCCGCAGTATTAGAAGACTGATTTCCACCAACGCTGACATTTGCCGCAGGAGTCGCATTATCTGCTGCCGAAGGAGTGTAGGTATTTGTTACTGTTGTCGTTGCAACAGCATCACCAGTCGATGATGCATTGGCGATGTTTTGTTGTTCTTGATCTGTTGTAGCTTCTGGTTCATCACCTGTGGGAGTTGTCGCAGGATCTGGTGCTGGCGGAACTGGAAGTGGTGCTGTTGTCAATTCACCAGTTTGAATATCATAGTATGAATTGTCAGGATCGGATCCAGGATGCACAGACTCCCACAGAGATGTTTGTGCTTCTGTAGGCTCATTCGGGCTCTTTAGTAATTCTTTATTGCCGTTGGCATCGTATCCGGTTATATATACATTGAGACCAGTCACTGAGTCTTTACCCACATAACCATAGCTAGATGTATTGGCAGTAGAGATTTTTACACTATCAGCCATAGATTATAGTCCCAAGTTGCTGGCCAAAGTAGTTTTCTTTGGTATCATAATAGTGACTCCAGATTGAAAATCAAAAATAGGATCATCAATGACATTTGGATTTCTGGCACGGAATACCCACCACAAAGCACTATCACCGTATAAGTCAAACGCCAGTAAATCTGGGCGAAGACTATAAGTGTTGTTTATAGTGAAACTAACATCATCCACTTGCTTGTCTATAGGGGTATAAACTAACACATCCAAAAACTTATTACCAAATAATGGAGTATTGAAATACGGGCTAGTTTTGCTGTATTGTACTGTCATAGGAATCCACCTTTATTTGCCAGCAACTGCCCTTGACTAAACTGCGTAAGTGACATATTCGTGGCAATATTCTGTCTGCTGTATACAGGTTGTAATGTTACATTGAACGAACTTGTTGTTGGTACTCTGGCAGTTTGTTTACCGCTGTTAGCATAATAACTAGTCGCAACGGCTTTTGAATCATTGCCCTGTGAATATGCAATTTCCATATAGTCCACTTCTGCTGGCATAGTATGCTGAAAACTCGTCACAACACAAGTAACATTTGGGAAATAGTAATCCCCGTAGCCATTTAAGTAAACGATCGGCGGAGGATTACCTGCATCTGCATCACTACCAAAGAACATTTTTGTACAGCTTCGGAAGAAATACACTGCCGCTAGTACATAAAGAGCTTCGTCTTTGTTCTGAACTGTGAAATCACCAACAATGTTGATAGCGGCAACATCACTGCCTTCATAGAAATAATTTTTATAGTTATTATGAGTTAATGCTTGTTCTTGATATCTTGCATTATGTGTAACTGTGATACTGGGGGTATATGGAAATACTACCCCATTTGTTCTAGACAAGATGTTCAAGAATGGGTTCGATGTGTCATAATGTAAGCTACTTTTTGTGGGCAAGCTAATCTTTACTCGCCAATCTTTTATCTGTGACGCCCCAGCCCCACCATTACTATTTCCGCCCAATGGGTTGATGTTAACTGTGGGTGCTTTGCCAGTTATAAAACTAGATATACCACCAGACATTAATCCTGATAGTTGAGTTCGTATTTTTCCCGGGTCAAGCAAACTTGCGGCAGTGTCTAACACTCCACCCGTAGTGTCACCGGCAGATGGACCTTGCTGTGATGAACTTCCTAAAATATTGTCAAAAATCGACATAAGTAACTATACCCTTTCATATATTTATTATTAAGCATTAAGTGCTAATATAATAAAAAGCCTTGACAAATATGTAATACTTTGCTATTATTGTCACAGTTTTAGGAAACTACATTGAAAACAAATTACTTAAACAACAAGGATATTCTCAAAGAAATCCACAAAAGCAAAACAACCTACTGCAAATACACAGACCAAGTTTATGCTGATTACGATATGATTTTACCCGATTTTAGTAAAATCAACAAGAAAAATACATTGGAAGCTAGAAAACTTCGAGCAGAACGATTGGCAAAAGTCGCACACGAAGCGGCAACTGCTGATGGAACTAAACGAAAACTAGACGAATTTGAAGTGAAACTCAAAGATGTCAAAGATACCGATGTAGTATTTCGAGTTATGACTTGGGAACATATACCGTTAGACGATGTAAAAACCCGTAAAGCGAGAATGGCTGCTCTTGATATTGAGGACGAAAACGATCCATTATTGGACGGATTCGATGAAAATGATACAGAGCACAACAAATATGTCAAAGTCAACTTTCCCCCGTTTCAACATTATAAACTAGATGAAAATGGGGAACCTTATTGCGTGGGTAAAAGTCATTGGAAAGGATCTTTGGAAGATGGTGAGTTCAACAAAGATCACGGGAAGATGACCAATAAGCTCGCTAATATGTATATCAAGTTATGCGAGCGTTATGCTACCCGTAGTAACTGGCGTGGATACACTTACAACGATGAAATGAGAGCACAGGCATTGCTTCAACTAACTTACATTGGTCTACGATTTGATGAAGCCAAATCACAGAATCCATTTGCTTATTACACTGCCGCTGTTACTAATAGCTTTACCCGTGTTCTAAACATTGAGAAGCGTAACCAGAATATCCGTGATGACATTTTAGAGATGAATGGTCTGAACCCAAGTTATACTCGTCAGGGTATGAGTGGCGGATATGTTCATTACGAGGGTGGTAACCATGATGATTGACTTTAGTCTATCATTTTTGTTACACTCATTGAATGAGTAATCTATTTAAAAAAGCCGCCCTGATAACGGACATACATTTTGGCCTAAAGTCAAACAGTTCTCTACACAATGAGGATTGTTTGGCTTTTGTCAAATGGGCCACTGCCAAAGCACGAGAAGAAGGTTGCGAAACTTGTTTCTTTTTGGGTGATTGGCACAATAACCGTGCTAGTATCAACATCTTAACACTACAGTATAGTTTACAAGCACTAGAGCATTTGAATGATAATTTTTCAAATGTTTATTTTATTCCTGGCAATCACGATCTCTATTATCGGGATAAGCGTGATGTGCAAAGTGTCGAATGGGCAAAGCATCTCTCTAATATACAGATTTGCAACGATTGGTTTGACAGCGGCGATGTTGTTATTGCTCCTTGGCTATGTGGTGATGATCATAAACATCTACGCAAGTTAAAGGGCAAGTATCTATTTGGGCATCTTGAACTTCCAGGTTACTTGATGAACGCAATGGTAGCGATGCCAGAGCATGGGGAATTCAGAACCGATGACTTGAATCATTTCGAGCATTGTTTCACTGGACATTTTCACAAGAGACAGACTAGAAAGAATGTTACTTACATTGGTAACTGTTTCCCACACAACTACGCAGATGCAGGGGATGATGACAGAGGATTATCTATATTAGAATGGGGCAAAGATCCAGAATACCATGCTTGGCCCGATCAACCCCGGTATCGTGTATTTCAGTTAAGCGATGTTCTAAAGAATACAGAATCTATGCTTCTGCCCAATATGCATGTCAGAGTAAATCTTGACATAGATATCAGCTATGAAGAAGCCGCATTTATCAAAGAAACATTCATTGATACATATAAGCTCCGTGAGATTACCTTAATTCCAGCTAAAGTCACCGATTTAACTGACTATGAGTTGCAGGGTAATATAGAATTTGAGAGTGTTGATCAGATTGTTACTGGTCAACTCACAAATATCGAAAGCGACAAGTTTAACAAAACTCTACTACTAGACATCTACAGAAATCTTTAATGACATTTAAAATACGAGACCTCGCAGTTAAAAACTTTATGAGTGTGGGTAATGCCACACAAGCAATCAACTTTGATCGTCGTGACCTAACACTTGTTCTGGGTGAGAACTTAGACTTGGGTGGGGACGATAGTGGTGCAAGAAATGGTACAGGTAAGACTACTATCATCAATGCACTGAGTTATGCGTTATACGGTAATGCTCTAACAAACATCAAGAAAGACAATCTTATCAACAAGACCAATGGTAAGAATATGATTGTGACTATTGATTTTGAGTGCAATGGTATTGACTATCGCATCGAGCGTGGTCGTAAACCTGGCATTATGAAGTTCTTTGTCTCTGGTACAGAGCGAGAAATTACAGACGAAGCGCAAGGTGATAGCAGAGAAACACAAGCAGAAATAGAGCGTATGTTGGGCATGAGTCACGAAATGTTTAAACACATCGTTGCTCTAAACACATACACAGAACCATTTTTAAGTTTAAAAGCTAACGATCAACGACAGATGATCGAACAGTTATTGGGTATTACTTTGCTCAGTGAAAAAGCAGATAAGCTAAAAGAACAGATTAAAGAAACCAAAGACTTGATTACTAAAGAAGAATTTAGAATCAAGGCTGTGGGTGATGCAAACAAACGAATACAGGATCAAATCGATGCTTTACTTAGACGCCAGAATTTATGGACCACTAAGATACATGACGATGTTACAGCGTTGCAGTCTGCTTATGATCAACTTGCTAAACTTGATATCGAGTCCGAACTCAGGGCACATCAGAGTCTGGCAATATTCAATGCTAAGTCAAAGCGCATCAACGAACTCAACAACTGGATTAGGCGTTGTGAACTTGATGAACAGCGTGAGCAGAAAAATATTGACAAACTCAAGAAGGATATTGAAAGTCTAGAGAATCATACTTGCCACAGTTGTGGGCAAGCATTTCACGATGACAAGCAAGAAAAGCTATTAGAAGAAAAACGCACTGCACTACAGGAAGCCGCATTACAAGCATTGTCAACAAACACTCAGTGGATGGAACACACTGATGCCCTTAAAGAACTGGGTGAGTTGGGTACAGTTCCAAAAGTATATTACGATAGTGAAAGTGATGCGTTTGAACATCGAAGTAGTATGGGTGCATTGTTGGCTCAAATGAGTGCTAAACAAGCAGAACAAGATCCATATACTGATCAAATTGCAGAGATGAGAGAACAGGCTCTAGAAGAAATCAGTTTTGATACAATGAACGCACTGGATGACTTAAAGAATCACCAAGAGTTCTTGCATAAGTTATTGACTAACAAAGATAGCTTTATCCGTAAACGAATCATTGATCAAAACTTGAGCTACTTAAATGGTCGTTTAGGTCAGTATCTTGATCGCATTGGATTACCGCACACAGTTAAGTTTAACAATGACTTGACTGTAAGTATCACTGAACTAGGTAGAGATTTAGACTTTGACAACTTGAGTAGGGGCGAGCGTAATCGTTTGATTCTTAGCTTGAGTTGGGCATTCCGTGATGTATGGGAATCATTATATCAACCCATCAACTTGTTGTTTATTGATGAGCTTGTTGACAGTGGTATGGATAGTTCGGGCGTTGAAAATGCTCTTGCTATTCTCAAGAAGATGAGCAGAGATCACAATAAGAGTATTTGGCTAGTCAGTCACAAAGACGAACTAGCAGGACGGGTAAATAACACCTTAAAAGTTGTTAAGGAAAACGGCTACACAAGTTATAATACAGATGTAGAAATAGTTTAATATATTTTTAATCAGGGCACATTTAGGCATAACTATAGTTGATGACATGGATATTTCAAGGAAACCCTGTAGAAGTTTTACCCGATGACTGCGTGGGCTTCGTATATCTCATCACCAATTGTATATCAGGGCGCAAATACATAGGCAAAAAACTCTCAAAATTTTCTAAAACAACATATAAAACAGTCAAACTCAAAAACGGCAATAAGAAACGCAAGAAAATTAAATCAAAGATAGATAGCGACTGGCTCACATATTATGGCTCAAATCTCGAACTCAGTAAAGATGTAATAGCATTGGGTGCTGAAAATTTTACAAGGGAAATACTATACCTTTGTAAAAGTAAAGCAGAATGTAGTTATATTGAGGCACGAGAACAATTCACAAACAAAGTTTTAGAAAGCTCAGACTGGTACAATGGACAGATATCAGTCAGAGTACATGGCTCCCACATTCTCAATAAAATTCAGTTAAACGGTTAAGGCTCACACAGGCCAATTTCTTGTGTATATGATAAGAGGACCCAGGGTCGCTCGGACATAAATCTCTGCCGTTAAGAGTGCTCAACCACTACCCATTTGGATGAAGACAGCTAATGCCGCTGTTTGGTTGCTTGAATAGGAATAATTATGGCTAAAAAGACGACACAGCGATGTGTCACGGTTATTATGTAAGTTAGCGTTTATATAATAACTCGCCGTTGAAAAAGACGGGGATGGAGGTACCGGTCAACCGCCTCTGCTAAACACCCCAACGCTAAGTGATGTGCTACTCGGATGAAGGCAACTTCAAACTTTTTGCCCGGGAAACCGGGCAAAGTGTGACGATTAATCTGGATGAATAGCCCATCGCTCCGCGAGAATACCGATGATAAATGTTGTTGAGCGATAGCGAAAACAACAGATGTGCTTTGCACATCTCAAAAGAATGGAAGCCCAGACTTCTTAGTTGTTTCTAAATGACCCTTGACGATATCTGAAATAATAGTTCTTTCTTCAAGACTTAGTATCATTGCTTCGTCATAGGTGATACTTCCCCGCATATACCAACACAGTGATAAGATTTCATGTTTGAGGGCTTTTGCTGATTCCTCAATCTTATTAATCTCCTCTAAGATTTCGGAGTCAGACATCCGCAAAAGCCTTATCCGAAAAAACTGCTCTGATCAAATGTGAGATTAGTTTTGAACTCTTTCTGGCATTCTTCATTTGCACAGGTCAATGTCAGTGGTGGAATTTTATAGAAATTCGTTAGTTCTTCCATAGAGTCTTTGACACTAGAGTATACAGCACGACTACAGCTTTCTAGAAACTCTGCAATCATTTCTCTATCTTTTACTTCAATACCATCTTCGGTAGTAACGCTATAAATCCCATCAATAACTAGATTTAGATTCAACTCACGGATCTTGTTAAAACTAAAATTGAAGTTTGCCAGTTTCTGCTCTTCGGTTAGTTCTTCATTTTTAATAATGTTTTGAATCAGCTTCTCTTGTTCAAAGTTAATCATATTGGCATTGTTCATATTCTTATACATTTGTGGTCTGAACTTAAAAGTTAGTCCGTCAAAGTTGTATGATTTAGAATAATCTGCTTTACCAACACTGTCTAGTACAGCATTTAAGTCTACGCTGTATTCGTCGGACTGATTGCAATGTGGGCAAGTACTATTGAAATCCATCGCTTTACCATAACTTGCCAATCTCATTGCAATGAATATTGGGTCTAGGTCCACTGCTGGGATTTCCCATGGATCTTTGATTGCTGGACAGCAACTCTTAATCACATCTGCAATAGCTTGCCCACTGAGTAATGCGTCTGGAGTTTTTAGTGATAGTTCATCTCGGACTGTCATTGGGTACACTGGAATAGTACCGTTTGCAGCCAGTTCTAATCCGTTTTCGCTGTAAAAGCGCCCTTTACTGGGTAAGCTGAGATAAAGTGCAGGCTGTCTGAAATGTTTTGCCAATGGATTAGCGGTAACCATAGTTTGAACTCCAATAAATATATGTATTGAATATTTATAGGGTAGAATATGGCCAGTCCAGTAAAAATTAACATCCCCGGTGTGGGTCTCATAGAAGCTACTAATGCTGCCTCGGAAGACACTCTACTCAAAATTCTTGAAGCTACTAAGAAAAGCGAATCTACTAAGAAAAAAGAAGAAAAAGAAGCCGAGAAACAGCGCAAGCAGATTGATGAAACTACTGATAGTTTAAAAGGTTGGCAAAAAGGTCTAATAGGGAATTCTTCCAAAGCTAGCAAATTGATGGACGAGCATGTGGCCAGTGGCAATGCCGCAAATGCCAGTGTCAATAAACTTGCCGCCGGAGCATCAATGGCCGCCGGTGCGATTGGTCAAGAACTATTGCAAATGATTGGTTCTTTGGCTCAGAGTGCCGCTAGTCTGACATCTGCATTCATGACCAGTTATGATCAAATGGCTGAAAACCCAATCAGCGCTGGGCTAACAGTGTTACAAACAGAAGTTGATGCAACTGCCACAATGTACAAAACTGCCGCTACAGCATTGCTAACTGGTATAGGTGCAATTTTTGGTCCAATTGGTATGTTAGTGGGGGCTGGCATTGGGGAATTGGTCGGCACTCTGATTGGTGGTGCCGCAGAAATACAAAAGCAGTATAATCAGAAAATGGCTGACGAGATGCAGAAATCAGTCAAAGTGCAAGGCGAATACACCAAGATGGGTGCAAGTTTTGCTGGTGGTATGATGGAGATGCGAAATGTAGCCAATGACGCTGGCATAAGCATGTCCTTACTCAGCAAAGCCGCATCTAAGTCTGCCGCAGATTTAACTGCTACTGGCCTGTCACACGGTGAAGCCATTAAAGTCATGGCAGACGGTATGAAAGGTCTTGCTAAGACAACTGGTAAGAGTGGTGCATCACTACGAGATGAAATGTTATCATTGGGCTATAGTTACGAAGAACAGGGCGAAGTCATGGCTTCGTATATGGCTCAGCAACGCAGTGCGGGTATAAATTTAAAAAATCTTGCCCCAGAAGAACTTGCTCGTGGTGCCCGTGAATACGCCACAAACTTAAAAGTCATCAGTGACATCACCGGGGAAGATGCTAAAAAGCTAATGGAAAAAGCCAAAGCTGAGTCGTTGCAGGCTGGAGTATTTTCCGAAGTTATGAGAAAAGGTGGTCCAGAAGCTGTTAAGAAACTACAGAATCAACTAGCCACAATGCCAGAAGGTTTGAAGAAAGCATACATAGAGAAATTAAGTCTAGGCAAAGTAGTCGATGCCGCGTCAAACATCTACATGAATGCTAATGAAAAAGCCGCAGATCAATTAACTAACATGAGTGATGACTTGTACAATGCTGGTGTTAGTGCCGCAGACGCAACAAGAAGGACTGGCGAGTATAGTGAACAAACTGGTAAGTATGCATTAGAACATGCAGATAAAATGGCTGAAATTGGTAAAGCAAGTATTGCGGGTGTGGTTGGTCCAGCAAAAGATACTTCCGATCTTGCTAACAAGATAACCATGGATGCTATAAAGCGACAAGAAGGTGCGACAGACGCCAGTGTTGACGCCGCTAAAAAGCAAGCCGAACTTGCAGGTAAAGCTGAAAGTGTGGAAGCAGGATTTGCAAAAGTAACCAGTGCAACGCAAGACTTTGCCAAAAATATGGAGCAATTGACTGGTAAAGAGCTTGGTACATACGCTAAGAATTTAGCAGATGGATTCAGCACTGCCAAAGATGCGATACAAGATTTTGCTAAAACAATAGATAGTGTGCATAGCAGTATTGCCAGTAAAGCACCAAATGCCAGAGAAATAGGTTCAGCAGTTAAATCTGGTGGTTCTTCTTTTCTAGACTTTTTAGGGAAAGTTGGGTCTGCCTACTCTGAGTCTCCTGGGCTTGCTGAAGGTGGTTGGGCTAACGGAGATCCAGCTGGATTTTTGCAAAAACTTCATGGGACAGAGCTAGTTATCCCCACTAGTGGGGGGATGCTAGACACTAGCAGTAAGGGATTCTCAGAGTTAATAAAAGCTATGACTGGTACTGATTTGCCCAGTGGTAATATATCAGATACTATTAGTAAAGGTTTTTCAGAGCTAGCTAAATCTGGGGATGATCTAGCTTCTTCTACTTTAAATAATGATCAATTACTGAAAAAAATAGACGATCTAATATCAGTTATTGGTGAAAAGTTTAATAGTACAAGCACTAACAGTGCTGGTGATATTATTACTAATGCTTTCAATGGTATGACTGATATCCTAACTAAACAATTGGGGTTCCACGAAGAAATTGCAGATCATGCCAAAGACAACAAAGATTTACTAGACAAACTTCTTAAAGTGTCCATGTAATAGTCTAATAAATATAGCATTACAGGAACAAATATGGCTGGGTGGAAAAAATATTTTAAGACCGGAAACTTTCAGGGTTCAGTGAGTCCAATTGGTAGCGCTACCGGCTCGCAATCAGTAAATCCCGCATACCGTGCTACAGCAAGCACATTACCAGAAGTCTATATCGGTCATCCAAATCGTATTGAGCGTTATAATCAATACGAGCAAATGGACATGGACAGTGAAGTTAATGCCGCTCTAGATATTCTTGCTGAGTTCAGCACACAAAAGAACACAGAGAATCTAAGCCCATTTGATTTACATTTTCACGAAAAACCAACAGATAACGAAGTTAAAATCATTAAAGAGCAACTGCAACAATGGGTGCAGATGAATGAATTAAACAAACGTATCTTCAAGATTTTTCGAAACACTATCAAGTATGGTGATCAAGTTTTCATCCGTGATCCAGAAACATTCAAATTATTCTGGGTTGAGATGTCCAAAGTTGTTAAAGTTATTGTTAACGAAAGTGATGGTAAAAAGCCAGAACAATACGTTGTCAAAGACATTAACCCAAACTTTCAAAATCTTACAGTCACAGCAGTAAGTACAAGCGATACATTCACTAATCACCCCCAAGTTGGTGGCGCAAGCGGTGCTTATGTTCAGCCACGAAGCCCATATAGTGGTGGAAGTCGTTTCAGTCATGCACAAAACGAAGCAGTTGTTAATGCTGAACACGTTGTTCATTTGAGTTTAACTGAGGGTCTAGATATATTCTGGCCTTTTGGTAATAGTGTATTAGAGAATGTTTTCAAAGTATTCAAACAAAAAGAACTACTTGAAGACAGTATCATTATCTACCGTGTTCAGCGTGCCCCAGAGCGTAGAATGTTCAAAATCGATGTGGGTAACATGCCAACACACATGGCTATGGCCTTTATTGAGCGTGTTAAAAATGAGATTAATCAACGAAGAATTCCAACACAAAGTGCCAGTGGTCAGAATATGATGGATGCCACATACAATCCATTGCAGACTAACGAAGACTTTTTCTTCCCACAAACTGCTGATGGTCGTGGTAGTAGCGTTGAAATTCTTCCTGGTGGACAGAATTTGGGTGAAATCACTGACTTGAAGTTCTTTACTAATAAGCTATTCCGTGGTCTACGAATTCCAGCAAGTTATTTGCCAACAGGTATTGATGACGGTACTCAAGCAATCAGTGATGGCAAAGTGGGCACTGCCCTGATTCAAGAATGGCGTTTCAATCAATATTGTAAGCGTCTACAAGGTATGGTTATCGATAAACTCGATCAAGAGTTCAAGATGTTCATGCGTTGGAGAGGTATTAATATTGATGGGCAAATCTTTGATTTAACTTTCAATGAACCACAAAACTTTGCTCAATACCGTCAAGCAGATATTGATAGCGCAAAGATTGCTACATTCACACAGCTAGAAGCATTTCCTTACTTTAGTAAGCGTTTCTTAATGAAGCGTTATCTGGGTCTGAGCGAGATGGAGATGGCAGAAAACGAAATTCAATGGGCAGAAGAAAAAGGCAAAGGCGAAAGTTCTGAAGCTGGTCAAGCCAATCTGCGTAATGTTGGTATCACTCCTGGTGGTCTTGCCAGCGATCTTGAGAATGTCACTCCTCCTGCTGGTCCAGCAGGTGGTGGCGGTGCACTTGATGGTATGGGTGGTGCAGAAGCTGGAGCCCCAGCAGCCGGTGCTGCCCCAGCAAGTCCTCCAGGTGTAATGTAACCAAATAATATAAATAACACTATGTTTGTATTAGATTTATTTGAATCACCTGAATCTGCTAAGCCAGGTTATCAGAGTGAACAAGATGACAACTCAGTCATGAAGTTAAGCGACCTACGCAAAACTCGTTTAACACTAGCACATCTAAATCGTCTACGGATGGCGAATGATGTGCGTAAATTTGAATTCGAAACCAAGATGAAAGATATCCAAAGTCAGTACGGTGCAAGTGCTGAAGCTGCCGCGGGGCCAGGTGGAATCTAATTATTCTGAAAAAACATCAAAAAAACACGCATAAAACCCCCAAAACTGCGTAGTTTTCTAAATAATAATACAAAGCTACAAACAAATTTTACAGGAGTTCCTTAAATGAACAAATATGAACAACTTATTGAGAGCATTCTCAATGAAGACGAAGCAACAGCGAAATCTTTGTTCCACGACATCGTGGTAGCAAAATCTCGTGAAATTTATGAAAGTCTAATGGACGAAGAAATGGGTGGTAATCCTGCTCAAGGTTTCGTTTCTGACATCACTAATCAAGATCAATCTGCTCAAGACATGGGTCTTGGTGAAGACGACATGGAAGGTGGCGATATTGAATTAGGTGGTGACGACATGGATGACGGCTTCGGTGACGAAGAAACATTCGGTGGTGACGACGAAATGGGTATGGGCGGTGAAGAAGGCGATCACGCTGAAATCATCGGCAAAATGGATGACCTAGAAGCACAACTAGCTGAACTAAAAGCTATGTTGGGCGATGAGGGTGGCGAAGACTTTGGTGGTGAAGAACCAGCTGGCGACATGGGCGGTGACGACTTCGGTGGTGAAGAAGGCGAAAACGACTTTGACATGGACGGTGGCGAAGAAGGTTCTGGTACATCTGGTAGCGGTAAATCTAGCTCTGGATTTGGTACAAGCGGTTCTGGCAAATCAGGATCAGGTTCTTCTGACTTCGGTGGCGAAGAACTAGAAGAAGCATTCGGTATGAGTGGTTCTGGTGCATCTGGATCAGGTAAGTCTGGTTCTGGTAAATCAGGTTCTGGTAAAATGGAAAGCGCTAACCCATTCGCTAAGAGTGGTTCTGGCAAGTCAGGCAGCGGTGCTTCTGGATCAGGTAAGTCTGGTTCTGGCAAATCAGGTTCTGGCAAGACAGAAAGCTATGTTCGTAAGACAGAAGCTGAAATCATGAAAGAATACGTTGACAAGATCGGCGAAATCTACAAAGTAAATAGTCCAAACAACGAAACTGGTAAAACAGTTGGTACTGGTGGTGATGAGCCTAGCGTAAATCACAATTCTATAAGTCTAGACAAAGGTCCTGACTTCGGTGGAACAAACGAAAACATTCTAAGCGGTAAAGGTAACGAAGTTGCTGCCGATGGTAAGCAATTCAAAGCTCCGAAGAATGAATATAGCAAAGGTCAAACAGAACAACCTTTAGCTAATAAAAACGGCGGTTATAAAAACAAAGTTGGTGGTAACACTCCTTGGAATCAGAAAGCTCCTAGCGAAGGTCACGGAGCAGAGAAGAAATCTAGTCGTGAAGGTGGTAACGTAGGTGCTAAAGACACTATCGGTACTAACATCAACAAAAAAGGTGAGTTGGGCGGCGCAGGTCAACCAACAGGTAAGAAGTAATTAGGGACGTAAAATGGCTTTGTACCTAAAAGAGACGCTTACTTTTAATCATGCAGGGATTCAAATTCTCGAAGAGGATTCCCACGATGGTAAAGGTAAGAGTCTTAAAATGAAAGGGATATTCATCGAGGGAGGTGTGAAGAACGCTAACCAACGTGTTTATCCTGTTCAGGAAATCTCAAAGGCCGTTAATACAATCAATGAACAGATCAAGAGTGGTTATTCAGTTCTTGGTGAGTTAGATCACCCGGATGATTTAAAAATCAATCTTGATCGTGTCACACACATGATTGAAAACATGTGGATGGACGGTCCCTGTGGTTACGGACAACTAAAGATTTTACCAACTCCGAGTGGCAAGATTGTGGAAGCAATGTTGACAAGCGGGGTTAAGTTAGGCGTTAGCAGTCGTGGAAGCGGCAATGTTAACGAAAGCAGTGGTCATGTTAGTGATTTTGAAATCATTACTGTGGACATTGTGGCACAACCAAGCGCACCTCATGCTTATCCTAAAGCAATTTATGAGAGCTTGATGAATATGCGTGGTGGTGCACAGTTATTTGAGATGGCCCGTGAAGCATCTCAAGATCAAAAAGTACAGAAGTACGTTGAACAAGGCGTGTTGCGCCTTATCAAAGACCTGAAAATAAAATAAGGAGTAGGATCCAATGTTAGACGCTATCAAACCATTGTTGGAGTCCGGTATCATTAACGAAGGTACTCAGCAAGCAATCAGCGAAGCATTCGAGGCTCGTATCAACGAAGCCAAAGAAACTGTTCGTGCTGAATTGCGTGAGGAATTCGCACAACGCTACCAACACGACAAGAAAGTTATGGTTGAAGCTCTAGACAAAATGGTGACTGAATCTTTAACAGCAGAAATCTCTGAATTCCAAACTGAGACACAAAAGCTAGCTGAAGACCGTGCAAAATTCAATGTTCGTATGGTTGAAGCTACAAACAAGTTCGACAATTTCTTAGTTACTAAACTAGCTGAAGAAATCCAAGAACTTCGTGCTGATCGCCAACAATATCAAAATAGCATTGCTAAACTTGAGAAGTTTGTGGTTAAGGCTCTTGCAGAAGAAATTCAAGAATTCGAAGCAGACAAGAAAGCCGTTGTTGAGACAAAGGTTCAACTTGTTGCTGGTGCTAAAGCAAAACTTGCAGAACTTCAATCTGCATTTGTTGCTCGTAGCGCAGAAATGGTTAAAGAATCTGTTACTGCTAAACTAGAGTCTGAGATGACTCAACTTAAAGAAGACATCCAACTTGCTCGTGAGAACATGTTTGGTCGTCGCTTATTCGAAGCATTTGCTAGTGAATTCGCTGTTACTCACTTAAATGAGAACAAAGAAATTGCTAAGATGCGTGAAATCATCAATACACAATCTAGTGTTATCGCTGAAGCACGCAAAGTAGCTACAGAAAAAGCAACTTTAGTTGAATCTAAAGAGAGAGAAATTCGTATTATCAAGGAATCTACAGATCGTAAGGTAAAACTTGCTGAAATGTTGAAACCTCTAAACAAAGAGAAAGGCGCTGTTATGAGCGAACTTCTCGAATCAGTGCAGACCGACAAGTTACAGTCCGCATTTGATAAGTATCTTCCTGCTGTATTGGGCGGAACTACTGCTAAAGCACCCGCAAAGGTAGCTTTGACAGAAAGTAAAGTCGAAGTAACAGGAGATAAATCTGCTAAACCAACTCAAGTGCAAGAAGTTGCTGAAACAGCAACAAATGTATTTGATCTAAAGCGTCTAGCAGGGCTAAAGTGACTTAACCCTAAAAGGAAAAAGGAAATAAAATGACACAAGCATTATTAGAAAGCCGTTGGGGCGAGACAAAAGACGCCCTGTTGGAGGGCTTACAAGGTTCTAAGCGTACATCAATGGGTGTAATCTTAGAAAACACTAAAAAGTATCTTGCAGAAAATGCAACAGCTGGCGCAACTACAGCAGGTAACGTAGCAACACTTAACCGTGTTATTCTACCAGTTATCCGTCGTGTTATGCCAACAGTTATCGCTAACGAAATCATTGGTGTTCAACCAATGACTGGTCCTGTTAGTCAGATTCACACTCTACGTGTTCGTTACACAGACGGTGTTACTGGTACTAACGGTGCTACTGGTACTGTTCCAGGCGACGAGGCATTGTCTCCATTCAAAATTGCTACTGCATATTCTGGTACTAGTTCTGGATATGCTACAAGTACAGCAACACTTGAAGGTGTACCTGGAAATCGTATCAACGTTCAAATCTTGAAACAAGTTGTTGAAGCTAAAACTCGCAAGTTGTCAGCAAGATGGACATTCGAAGCCGCTCAAGATGCACAATCTATGCACGGTTTGGATATCGAAGCAGAAATCATGGCTGCTCTAGCACAAGAGATCACAGTTGAGATCGATCAAGAAATTATCGGTTCTTTATCTGCTCTAGCCGCTACAGACTACGCATATGACCAATCTGCTGTATCTGGTACAGCTACATTCGTTGGTGACGAACACGCCGCATTGGCAGTTCTTATCAATCGTTCAGCTAACTTGATCGCACAACGTACTCGTCGTGGCGCAGGTAACTGGGCTATTGTTTCTCCGGCTGCATTGACAGTTCTACAATCTGCTACTACTTCAGCTTTTGCTCGTACTACAGAAGGAACTTTCGAAGCTCCTACAAACACAAAGTATGTTGGTACATTGAACGGCGCAATGCGCATTTATGTAAACTCATACGCAAACGATTCAACTCCAGTTCTAGTTGGATATAAAGGTACTTCAGAAGCTGATGCTCCAGCATTCTATTGCCCATATATTCCATTGATGTCTTCTGGTGTTGTTCTTGACCCTAACACATTCGAACCAGTCGTGGGCTTCATGACTCGTTACGGATATGTTGAGTTAACAAACACAGCGTCTTCTCTAGGTAACGCAGGCGACTACGTTTCTGAGATCAGCATCGCTAATCTTTCATTCCAGTAATCTTCTGTTCGGTAGATGCGACTTCGGTCTCATTATGGAAGGAGCAAGAAAGCACTCGCAAGAGTGCTTTTTTGTTGGGTGCATTAACTTCAAATAAATATTTGATCATGAAGATTTTTGCATATTCTAAAAAAGACGCATATTTGATTTTGTACACTATTGTTATGTGTGTATTCCCATATTATATGGCTTTATATACTGACCCTAGTATTTGGTGGTTGTTGATAGTACCATTTCATGCGTATTCTATTGCGAACTTGATGAATACTAGTCTTCATCATCAAAGTCACTGGCCAATGTTTGTTAATAGAACATTCAACAAATATTACGAATTATTCATGAGTATGCACTGTGGATTTACGCATGCCGGGTGGAAATACGCTCACTTATTACATCACAAGTACGTGAATGACAAACCTATTGATGGACAAACTAGAGACCCAGTATCAGTGTTCAAAGGGGGGAAAAATGGCGAACCGATGAATTTCTGGATTTACAGTGTTGGTAAAGCCGTGAATGATCTTTTGGTTATTTTTAAAAATATACCATTCGCAAAACCCAATTTAAAGAAGTATGCAGATCGGTATAAGCATGAACAGTGGGCTAGAAAGCTGTTCTTCATCACAATATTTTTAATAAACCCATTATACTGTCTCTCGCTATTTTTTGTATATTTTGTTGCGTTTGTTATGAATCGTGCAATCAGTTACGGTGAACATTGGACTGTGCTTGATCGTCGTGGGGACACTACTCAAGATAGTATCGGGTGCTATGACTACTGGGTCAATCTCATAGGATTTGGTGCAGGACATCATCAAGAACATCATCATAGTCCCGGGACACATTGGACAAACTATGGTCGCGTAACAAAGGACTTGCATCCTGACAGGAAAATCGTTCACGAATTACACATTATGAACAATCCTTTTTGGGAACACTTCAAGCTCTTATTCAAGCGATAAGCTAAATTTCCTTATTCGAAATAAATACTAGACTCGTCAGAGTTCCACAAAGTCATGTGGCGGTCTAGAACACCGTACTAAGGAGAAACAAAAATGGCAAAACTAAAAATTACTGCTCAAAGCAGTATCACAAATGTAAACTATCCCGGTCCAATCATTGACGCTTATGTTCAACCGCAATTAGTCGGTGGCTCTCACACTGGTGGTACTGGCGGATTGACAAGTTTGACAGGTCTACAAATTCAACCACAAGTATACATTAAAACTGGTAGTTCATTACCAGGTAGCATTACTGCACAAAAAGGTGCTCACAAATTCCGCGTTACTGACGGTACATTAACTGGTGACTGTGTTTTAACAAACAGCCCAAATTTGACTGCTGGTCAAATGAATATTTTAATCAACTTGAATACTGCGGCAGGGAATGTTGCGGCAGCTAACGTAGTTGGTGGTGCAACAAGTACTACAGTTACATATGACACTCGCACAGCAGTAACTGGTCCTCTAGCAAATGCCCGTGTTGGTGATTACTTAATTTGGACTAGCCCAAGTGCTAACATTAGTGGTGTAGCACAAGTGACAGGTTCAAGTGGTGGAACATTTACTATTTCTACTTCTGGTAACATTGCCGCGGCAACTGGTGTTACATTGACTACAAGCACATACGCAAGTCGTATTGACAACAAGTATGTTCGTGACTTTTACAGTGACGGTCAACAAGACAGTACATATGGTACAGTAACTTATTACACAAGTGGTTATAACCCAACAAAATGGCGTTATCACTTGGCTGCTCCAACAAGCACATTTGTTCAAGTACAATCAGCATAATAACAACTATGCTATAGTGAGATAGCAACGAAAAAATTTGGCCCCTAGTGGGCCATTTTTTATGGTTTTGTATTATCTAGACAAGCTAAATAGTATATAAACAGGGTATAAAGTAGAATGTCTACCTACAAACGAATAAGCGGTGATTATACAATTCAGAGTGTAAACACTGGCGATAGAATTATTTTGAATAGTGGTAATGTGTATATTGAAGGAAACTTAAATGTTTCTGGAAATACGCAAACTTTCACTTCCAATAATAGCTCTATTACAAATAACATCATTACTCTTAATGCCGGGGCAACGAGTCCTAACCCGTTTGGTGCACAGATTATCGTTAATCGTGGGACTGGGCAATCAAACGCCGCTATTACATGGAATGAAACAGTTGGTGCTTGGCAAGTCAGTGAAGTTGTAAATGGCAGTTATTACACTGCTAACATTGCTACATCTATTGGGACTCAAAACTTCATTTCCAATGTGTCACAAGATACAACCCCTATGCTAGGTGGTAACTTAAACATTGGTAGCTACTCAATCTATAGTAATGTCAGCGGATCACAAATGTATAGTACAACTGCTCCTGGTGGCGGTGGTACTGGAATAACAGTAACAAATTCTCGATATGCAAACGTCGAACTTATGAGTAAGACTAAGAGCATTGTTTATAGTATTATTTTTGGATAAGGATATAAGATGGCGATTCTAAACGCAAACGTAACAACAGTAGCAAGTCCGATCTATGTTAGTTCGGGTAACAATGCTATTACTACAGTTCATTTATGTAACTACAGCGGCAGTAGTGTGCAAGCCAATATATATCTTGCTCCTAGCACTGGCAACGTTGCTAATGGCACAACGGTTATATATGGTAATGTGACTATCAGCGCATACAATACATTGATTATCTATCAAGAGAAGTTTGTATTGGCTAACGGTGACACAATCTACGCTAACGTAAGTGCAAACAATAGTGTGACTGGTACAATAAGTTCGATTGGATTCTAAACATGGCAAGATTTCTTAAAAATCCTGACATAGCAAACGGAGCACAAGCGGCAAGATTGCCAATTGTTCCTAGTAGCGCATACGGTGATGTCCCAACCAATGGCCTGATTAGATTTAATCAAGCCACTAGTAGAATTGAATTCTTCTATAACAATGCTTGGAGTCAGATTGCTAAGATCGGTAGTGTTCAACTTGTGGTTGATACTCTTGGTCCTGGTGATGGCATCACAGTTAACTTTACTATGAGTCAGCAAGAAACAGACCCAACAGCTATCGCGGTGTTTGTTGGCGGTGTTTATCAACAACCAACAACTCATTACGGTGTCAGTGGTTACGGCTTAAGTTTCACTACTGCTCCTCCATTGGGTACAATCACTCCGACTACTATTATTGTGATACACAATATTAACAGCACTAACGTGCCAGCATAAGGAACAGTATGTCACTGGGACGCATCAACGGGCCAATGCTAACACCCAACTTGGAGCGCCAAGGTATCAACATCGCCTTGGATGCAAACTTGACATATTGGGATGTTAATAACCGTTATGTTGGTATAAGAACAACTACTCCGAACTATCCACTACAAGTTTCTGGTAATGCTTACATAGGTAATGTGTATCTTTTAGGTAACACTATTACAACTGATTCTGGTGTGCTGGGGCTGGGTGCTACTAGTAATATTAGCATCACTGGTGGTAGTAAAGATTATGTTTTAACTACCGATGGTAGTGGTAATATTTCTTGGGCTAATGTTTCTAGTATTGTAAGCGTTACTGGTTTGACTGGTAATATTATTACGCTGGGTTCAAATACATCACAGGCATTGATTAGTAATGCTGTTTCACTTACATCTAGCACAGATATCACAGACGCAATCGCACAGTTAAACTATGTTCTTGGTAAGCTAGTACCGCAAAGTCCTCCGAATTTTCCGAACAGTACAACTATCTCAATCAGTACTGGTACTACGACCGGACTTATGACTAATTTTACTCAGACTGATAATTCGGGTTGGGGTAACCTAAGTGTCACCGCTGGCACAAGTGTCAGTGCAGTTCGTACAGCAGTATTCCAAACTTCCGCAGTCACAAATGTAGGTCCAGGCAGTACAGGCACTGTGACTGCATATGTCAACGGAGTTCCAAACGGTAACGTCACATTGACTGGTAGCAATGCTAACACAACTAATGGCAACATTTATGTCTATAATGTAGAAGATTATCATAATGTGGTTAGCAGTGTAACGGCAGGATTCTGGACAGTGTTCTCAACTTATGCTGTGGCTACGGCAGGTGTGCCGGCAGGTTGGAACAGAGTACATATCTATGACAGTGGTGCGGGCACACAGACAAACGATGCCACTTGGTACTATGACTCTAGTAGTACAGGAGCTCCTGTATTCAGTAATACCAGTGTGACATTAACCAGTAACAGTACAACTTATTCTAGCACTATACCACATTTTAACAGCAGTACAGTGTTTAGATTAAAAGGTAATGTGTCTAATTTGAGCGGAGACTTATATGCAAGTTCACCATTCAGTACCAGTGCAGGTGGTGCGTTCGCTGCACCAACAACACCCTCATACTCAAGTTTTGTACCCACTGTGTCAACCCCGTTGAGTCGTAACCTAACAGCCACTCAGTATTTTGAGACTAACACTGGCATTACATCTGGATTTGGTTCTAGTGCGACTGGCCCGTCAGTATCATTCACTAGCCCATATTCAGTTGGATCTTCTGGCTCAATCAATCCAGGAGTAACAGTCTTGTACAAAACTGGCACAGGCAATCAAATTGAAGAAACTGCTATCACTAATAGCTACAGTGGTGCCAGTGCCGCTTATAGAATAGTCAATCCAGATGCGGGCACGGCTGCTGATAATCCTGCCTATACTGGCAGCGAAGCTACATTTAATAGTCAAACTAGTACGCTATATGCCACAGATGCCACAGTGGTTGCCGCAGTATTAAAGTATGATGTAACGAATTATTCAACTGGATATTTACCAGTTGGTCCTAACTTAAGTAGTGGTAGAAGCTCAAGTCAATACTTCACATTCAAGTGGACTAAGGCTGCTGTAAGTAAGTTTAATATCATTTATAGTGGAACAATAGCTGGTCTATGGGTAGCATTGCCCGGAGTCACAGATGCTAGCTATGCTAGTCCCACAAACGGTTGGTTGAATATGGCAACAGCTTATGCGGGTTCAGGGGTTCCTGGAACTGGTACTGGGGGCAATGGTAGTACTGGGTGTAGTACAGGTGGAGCCGCAGTATTGAATTCAGTAGTAAGTGGTGGAAGTTATACTTGTACTTTTGGAACAGTGAGTTCAACATCATCGACGAACAATGAAATTTATATCCGTGTTAAACTAACAAGTGGTCAAAGTTTAACAGCATTAAGCATAGGGGCTCCGACTAACTAATGACAATATCACAAACACAGCTAGTTGATATTTTATACAAGAAACTTAGCGGAGTTTCTAAAACAGACACCTCTACGGCAAAAGCTCCAGCAAACGAAAGTAATGCTAGCCCACAATTAAGTCCTGGCACAACTATATGGTCACAAGACTACTATATTCCTAATGTTAGCACGCTTCCGTCAAGTAATACTACAGTCAATGGGAGTTCTGTTGTCAGTGTATATACAGGAAGTTTGGGCAGTATTGTTCAACTATCTAGCTTGAGTGAAAGTGTAACAAATGAAACTTGGGCCACTGGTTTAACTAACTGGATTAGTCCACAGTACGGAGCAGGATACCAACTTAAGCTATATGCTGGTCCACCTGGCGCGACTGGTACAACTCCGGCAAACTACACAAACTTGCCAGTGGGTGGTTCAGGTAATAGTGATAGTTGGTACTTTGATTATATAGCGGGTATCGTTAACTTTGCTGATACAAATGTCCCAACAGCGGCGGCAAATGTGTCTAATGTAGTTTATGCTGTTGGTGCACGATATACGGGTACTCTTGGTATCAGCGTACTACCCAATGTAACAGTCACTGGTACTATAGTTGCTAACGTAGTCAATGCTAACACATATATCGGTAATATTGGTGGAAATCTTACAGGTAATGTGAGCGGTAATGTAAGTGGAAATATTACTGGTAATACTGGTACATTCGGTAATATCTCTGGTAATGTAACTACACCATATCAGCCATTAATTACTGGTCTTGGCACTTTGACTAACTTAACAGTCAGTGGCAATACTATCGCAAGTAATATAACTGTATCTGGTAGCTATTACGGAAATATTGTAGCAGATACGATCACTCCATATTTGACAAACGTAGTAGCATTTACAAATACCACAGCAGTCAAACTGCCCTATGGTAGTTCGAGTGCAAGACCAGCGAATATTGCGGGTTATTTTAGATACAACAGCGATATCGCAACCATCGAATACTGTAACGGTTCAAGCTGGGTTCCATTTAATAATCAAATTACTGATCAACAGATTACCCCTGATGGGACGCATAACAGCTTTGCGTTGTCACAGGCGGCAACAGCGGCTGGACTTATCGTAAGTATTAACGGTACAATGCAAACCCCTGGGGTAGCTTATACTGTTACTGGAACAACGATTACTTTTGCTGAAGTTCCACAAGTAACAGACTATGTTGATGTCCGTTTCATTGCTAGTGCTGGTACGACTACGCTTGACTATAACATAGTTGACGTAGCAAATGTTACTGTTGGTACTTCTAATGTTATTGTGGACAGCTTCAGCCCAGCTATCTATAGAAGCGCAAAATACATTGTTTCCAGCAGTAACGGTACAGATGCTAGTATGGCAGAAGTCATGTTGTTACAAAACGGTGCCACAACAGCTATTAGTACTATTGGAAACGTAAATACTGGGGCAAATAATCTCACATTTTACGCTAATGTCTCTGGGGGCTTAGTCAACTTCATAGCTCAGGGCACTACAACTTCTAATCAACTTAGAATTCAACGCACTTACTTTAACGTCTAACATCAAAAATATGACGCTAGGCACCAAAACCACGGGGTAAGCTAAATACGATATCAGACGGATTTTTAAGGAATATTCATGTCTATTACTCGTATTCAGAATAACCAGATTACCGACGGAACCATTGTTTCTTATGCAAAATTGCAAGCAGGTTCTTTAACAGGTAACTTATTTGCTCCCACAGTTACACTTAATAGTAACGTTACTATCAATGGTAATTTGTTTTTGGCAAACTCTGGTAACACAGCGACAATCAACGCTACAAATACTTTTGTTAATGACCCATTAGTTGTTTTCAACAACGGATATACTGGATCGCTGACTGGTTATGATATTGGTATTCTTGTTAATCGTAACTTAAGTCCACTTGCGAGCTATGGCTCTGTGAACACAGCATGGGTATGGAGCGAAGCTGACCAGGCTTTTGAAGCTATTGCTACTACAGATACTGGTACGGGTATTGCAAGTATCAACAATAGTGGTTGGACAAATACTAAAGTTGGTAACAGCACAGTTGTTTATACACAAACTGTTGGTAACTTGGTTGTTGGCGGTAGTATTACATTAAGTGGGTCTGCTTCATTAGGCCCAATCACAGCGTCAAGTTTTCAAGGTGTTATTGGTAATGTAACACCAGCCACAGGTACATTCACTACAATAGTAACTGGTGGCCTACAAGCAGTAGCGATAGGTAACGTTACTCCAGGTACAGCAGTCTTCACTACAGCGACAACAGGTGGATTACAAGCAGTAGCGATTGGTAATGTCACGGCAGGTACTGGATTCTTTACTCAGATTGGTTCAACAACTACAGCTAACTTAAACACTATCACTGGTGCTAGTTTTCAAGGTGTTATCGGTAATGTGACGCCCGCGGCTGGAACATTTACAAGCATTACTGCACAAACTGAAATAGTTGGTGGTTTACAAGCAGTTGCAATCGGTAACGTAACTCCAGGTACAGCAGTCTTCACAACACAAACAACTGGTGGTTTACAAGCAGTGGCGATTGGTAATGTGACTCCTGGAACTGCGGCATTTACTACATTGAGTGCTACTGGTGCAAGCACATTGAACACAATAGTAGGGGCTAGCTTCCAAGGTGTTATTGGTAATGTGACTCCTAGTACAGCAACATTTACTACTGCAACTACTGGTGGATTACAAGCAGTGGCGATTGGTAATGTGACTCCTGGAACTGGTGCATTTACAACTGGTACATTCAATACTGCAACAACTGGTGGTTTACAAGCAGTTGCAATCGGTAACGTAACTCCAGGTACAGCAGTCTTCACAACACAAACAACTGGTGGTTTACAAGCAGTGGCGATTGGTAATGTGACTCCTGGAACTGCGGCATTTACTACATTGAGTGCTACTGGTGCAACTACACTGAATACAGCAACGGGTGCAAGTTATCAAGGTGTTATTGGTAACGTTACTCCAACAACAGCATTCTTTACAACAGCGAATGCGACTACTGTTCAGGCAGCAACAATTGGTAACAGTGGTGCAGTCTTATATGGTACTTTGAATAGTGCCAGCGCAAGTCAAACAAACATCACAGCAGTTGGTACATTAAATGGCTTAACTGTGGCAAGTGGCTATACAGCAGTAGTAAACGGTACTGCAAATAATAACGGCACTGTGTTTAGTAGTGGTGCGTTACAAGTTGCAGGTGGTGCTGGATTTGCAAGCAATGTATATGTTGGCGGCAACTTAGTGGTTGTTGGTAATATTCTGGCTAACTTGGGAAATATCAGTACTGTCACAGTGACTGGTAACAGCGCTCAGTTCTTGGGTAATGCGGCTGGTTTTGGTGCGTTGTACGCTGGTATCACGAGTGGTTATGTATATCAGCCACAGACAGTTATCCAAGCAAGTACAAACTTCAACGGTTACGCTCAAGTTAACCATCAAAACATTAACGGTGGTTCTTCTGCATCTACTGACTTTGTTGCAACAATGGATACTGGTACTGCTGGTGCAGGCTATATCGACATGGGTATCAACAGCAGTGGCTATGCTAGTGCTAGTGCAACATTAAGCTATGCTGGTGACGGTTATGTATATGTACAAGCTCCTGCAAGTGGTTCGCTAGGTAACTTGATGCTTGGTACTGCGGCTGCTACGGGTAACATCTTCTTTGTAACTGGTGGTCAAAACATCAATAACCAAGTGATGACTATTACTACAAGTAATACAGTCGTAGTCACAAGTACAGTTGCGGCAACTAGCACATCAACGGGAGCTTTACAAGTTCAGGGTGGTTTGGGCGTTACTGGTGCAACATATGCTGGTTCAGTATATGATGCTGGTAATCGTGTACTAACAAGTTTGTCAAGTTCTGGTGCTGGTAATTTAACAGTTACAATCAGCGCACCATCAAGTTCTACGATAGCTCTACCATCAACTGGTCCTGGCACTGCTCAATGGGGCGGACAGACTCAATTGCCAGTTGTAGCATTTGATGCTTATGGTCGTGCAAGCACTGCAAGCAACATTGCACTCAATACTATAGCGGTAACACAAGCTGGAAATACAGCAAATATTACAGCTAATGCAACTACTGGTTTGGTAGGATTTGATTTAACAAACACTACAGTAACAGCGGGGGTATACGGAGATACATCTCATGTACCACAAGTAACAGTAGACAGCAAAGGTCGTGTAACAAGTTTAAGTAATGTGGCGTTCTCGTCTAGCTTTACAATTGCAGGTACTACTGGATCACAATCAGTGGCAACAGGTAGTACGCTAAGTCTTGCTGGAACATATGGTGTAACAGTCGCAGTTGGTGCAGAGTATGCAAACATTAGTACTCCACAAGATTTAAGAACAACAGCAAGTCCTACTTTTGCCGCACTAACAAGCACTGGTGTATTGATTTCTAGTGGTAATATTGTTGCGGCAAGTGGAACAGCGAGTACAAATACAACAACTGGCGCGTTGGTAGTTAAAGGCGGTGCTGGTGTTAGTGGTGATGTTAATATAGGTGGCAATTTATCAGTTAGTGGTACACTAACTTATATTAATACAACGCAAGAAATTGTGTCTGGAGTTGAGATAGTTGCAGGCAACTTAGTAGCAAACAGTGGTACAGCAAGTTCTAACACTACTACTGGTGCGTTAGTAGTAATCGGCGGTGCAGGTATTAGTGGCGCAATTAACACAGGTGGGACTATAAATGCAGGTGGCAATATTGTAGCTGCCGCTACTACAGTCAGCACTAGCACTACAACGGGTGCATTGATTGTGGCAGGTGGTGTGGGTATTGCAGGTGATACTTATCATGGAGGTAATATTACTCTTGGTGGTAATATAGCATTTACTTCTAGCGGCAACGTAACACTGAATGGCGGTAATATAAATCTTGGCACTGCTGGGACCCCATCGTCAATAATGGCACCTGTTCAGACATCTCTTTACCCCTATTCATTCCAAGGTTATCCCAATACTGGAATACACGCAATTACTGGTGGACTGATGAGATTCACGCAGAACGGTACAGATTATTTTGCCTTTAATACTTACGGCCCATACAGTCTTGTATCACACCAGTTTATTCAAGGTTCTAGTAATACACCTGCCATTCGTAATGGTGGATTTAATACAGGATTTTACTTTCCTTCTGCGGGAAATATTGGTGTATCAATGGGCACTGGTATAGATACGGCATATTTTACAACTGCTGGTACTAGTAGCGCCAATATTATAAGTGGTGCTTTTACAGTCAACGGTGGCGTTGGTATAAACGGAAATGTCTTTGCTAACGCTGTCTACGATGCTGGCAGTAGAACAGTCAGCACTAGTTCTGGCAGTGGTAATTTAACTATCTCTGCTAATTCAATATCACTGGCACTGACTGGTCCTGGTAGTACTACTGTCGGTAGCTCAACAAGTATTCCAGTTATCACAACTGATCAATATGGTCGAGTATCAAGTCTAGGCACTGCATCTGTATCAACTTCTTTTTCAGTTGGTAACTCTACAGGCTCTACAACTACAGTGTCAAGTGGAAGTACATTGACAATTGCAGGTACATATGGTGTAACAGTTGCAGTTGGTGCAGAATATGCAAACATTGGTACACCACAAGATCTAAGATCAACTGCTAGTCCAACATTTACTGGATTGACTGCACAAACAATCAGTACTGGTGGATTACAAGCAGTAGCGATTGGTAATGTAACCCCAGGAACTGGTGCATTTACTACAGCAACTACGAGCAGTACATTCATTGCTAGTGGTAACATTGTTGCGGCAGCATCAACAACAAGTACTTCAGCTACAACTGGTGCGTTGATTGTTCCGAACGGTGGTGTTGGTATCAGTGGTAACTTGAATGCTGGAACAGCAGGCACAAGTATCCATCAACTACTTGGTAATGTGGTCATCGGTACTGGTAATGGTCCAGCGGGTGCTTTAACTTCATTGGAAGTTAATCAAAACAATACCACTCCGTTCAACAGTACATCAACAGTTCACATATTTGGTCAACAAAGTGCTCCAACCAAACTAACTTTAGACAGCGTGGGTACTAGCGTAACATCTATGTTCATCGCTAGAACGGCGGCTGGAACAGCGACAAGCCCCAGCGCAGTACAAAGTGGTCAAGCATTAGGTGCGTTCATTGGTAGGGGTTATGGTGCAACTGGTTTCTTACTAGCCAACGTAAATCAATCTGCGGGTATGTTGGTTAAATCCACACAAAACTTTACTGATACTGCTCAAGGAACAAGTCTATTATTCAATGTTACTCCGAACAATAGTAACTTGGCAGTAACTGCGGTAACTATCGGTAATGATGGTAACGTATTATTGGCTAACTCATTGAGTGTTGGTGGATATACATCTTTGAACGGTGTGACTGTTAATAATACTGCATTTATCTATGGTAACTTGACAGCCAACACATATACTACTTCATATGGTATACTACATGTGGCAAACACTACTGTTACTAGTAGTGCGGTTACTGGTGCTGTAGTAATCGATGGTGGTATCGGTATCAGTGGGAATATTAATAGTGCGGGGCAATTATTTGTTGGTGCCCAGGCACAATCAACGGTATTGACAAGTCCATTGGCTGTATATCGAGGATCAAGCGCTACTGGACCTGGTGTACAGTACACTCAAGATGCATTAATCAATGCCACAAATACTGGTTCTAGCGACTTTATCGCTTATGCCAACAACTATCCTGGTCCAAGTAGTGATCATGGCTGGATGGATATGGGCTTCACTAGTGATGCATTTAATGATCCAGTCTACACTATCACGAAAACCAACGATGGTTATATATTTGCATCAGGTGCTAACAGCACAGTTGGTGGTAATTTAGTAATCTCTACGGACTATTCTGGCAGTTACAACGACATTGTTATTGGTGTTGGTAGCTTCTACGCTAATTCTGAAGTTGCTAGATTCCATGGTAATACAAGCAACAGTGGATATCTAAACTTAGAATACACAACAACAGCATCTAGTACAAGTACTGGTGCATTGCGTGTACAAGGTGGGGTTGGCGTAGCTGGTAACATTTATGCAGGTGGTATACAAAATACTCCGATAGGTTCAGCAACTGCAAGTACTGGTGCTTTCACAACATTGACTGCAACAAGTTTGTCATTGGCTGCACTCAATGGAACAGTTATTGGTAATGTAACCCCAGCGGCTGCAACATTCACTACAGTTTCTACTGGTGGTTTACAAGCAGTAGCAATAGGTAACGTAACTCCAGGAACTGGTGCATTTACAACTGGTGCATTTAGTAGCACTCTTGGTGTAACTGGAGCCACAACGCTAACAACAGCCACAACAGGTGGCTTACAAGCAGTGGCTATTGGTAATGTGACTCCTGGTACAGCAGTATTCACAACATCTACAACAGGTGGCTTACAAGCAGTAGCCATCGGTAATGTAACTCCTGGTACAGGTGCATTTACGACTGTTACTGCTAGTGTCAGTGCTAACGCAACAGTGGCAAACATCACAGGTACAACAGCTACAACAAGTACTACAACTGGTGCTCTAGTAGTAGCAGGTGGTACAGGTATTGCTGGTAACTTGTGGACTGGCGGAGCCGCAACACTCAATGCGTCACAAACAAGTAACTATGACTTCAAGGTCTATGGTAACAGAACTACAAACTTGTTATGGGCTAGACCAAACAGCACATACGATACTGTCATTATTGGTAACACGATTTCTGCGGGCAGTATCGTAAACGGAGCCGCACTACAAATTGCCACAACAGATAGTATTTTATTACCAGCTGGTACAAGTGCTCAACGACCATCAGCAAGTGGATTGGGCACTGATACTGTCGGTATGATACGTTATAGTACAACAAGTAACGGTCTTGAATTCTATAATGGTACTGCGTGGCAAGCTCCGAGTAGCACGATCACAGTTATCACAGACCAACAATTTACTGGAACAGGTAGTACTAATACATTTACACTAAGTAGTGCAACTACTACAGCATCAACTATTGTTAGTATCAACGGTGTTATGCAGATTCCAACACTGGCTTACAGCGTAAGTGGAACTACTCTGACATTCACAGAAAATCCATCTAACAATGATGTTATCGATGTGCGTGTTCTGACTACTACAAGTTCAGTTAGTGAATTGACTGATATTAGTGGATTTAATAGTGTACAAACATTGGCTGCTGGGTCAACTAACAGTAACACTGCTATATTGTTTACTACTGGTTTGACAGGCGGAAGTGCTATATCACAGTACAGTATTAATACAGACGGTGGCTTTGTAACACTAAGTCCAAACGTAACTGTTGCAAGTGCTGGTACTAGTGTCATTGACAACTTGTTTGCCAATACATATAGCAGTGCAAAATACACTATTACAGCAACACTAGCAGGTACAAATATCCGTGAAATCAACGAAGTATTAATGGTACACAATGGTGGCGTGAGTGGTGCAGGAACAGCTACAGTTATGAGCTATGGTAAAGTTAATACGGCAGGTAATACTCTAGTGACATTTGGGGCTACAACTACAGGCAATATAGCACAGTTGCAAGCAACTACAACAAACGCAAATACAATCTTCAGAATTAAACGGGATTATATGGCAATCTAATCAGTAGGGGTAGATGGGCTACCCCTACTTTTGATCCTTTTCGGGGAATATGGAACCGGGGAAATAAATGGCAAATAGTAATTTTATAGTTCAGAATGGTCTTCAAGTAGGCTCTCTGACAATCTTCGCTGGGAACGGCGACATCACAACAACAGGTAATATTGGTGTTACGGGCAGTGGATCGTTTGGCGGGCTAAACCCACAACAGATTTATAACGGAACGACTAATGTAACAGCTACATCATCACTGGTAAATGTGGCAATCAGTGGTAGTAACATCGCTAGTATTAATTCTACAGGGTTATCATTGACTCCGCAGTTGACAAGCACAGTAGTTACCGCAAATGCAGGTACACTAAATGTTGGTGGTAATATTAACTACGGGCCAGACTATGGGCTGGCAGCAAGTTTTGTCAGTAATATCAACGGCTATAACTATATAGCTGTGCAAAACTTAAACAGCAGTGGTAACGCCAGCTCAAGTTTCACAGCATATAACAATACTGGCACAAGCTATATCGACGTTGGTGTTAATAGTTCTGGATTCAATGCGTCATCCAGTGGATTTGTTAATAACTCACTGAACACACCCAGTGCCAGTTACGCTTATTCCTACGGGGGTGAGATGGTTGTTGGTACTTGGAACAACAACGGTATTCACTTTATTACCAACGCGGTGACTACTGCTGGTGACAGCATGTTTATTGCTGGTAATGGTAATGTCTATATCAGCGGTAACTTGACAGTTAGTGGCAATACAACACAAATTTACACAACTACAACCTTCCTTACTGAATCGGCTAACTTAGTTCAAACAGCATATTTACAAGGTAATGCCGTTACTAATAGCGGAACTATCACACTACAAAATAACTTAGTACCGGACGGTAGCGGAAATCGTAACTTAGGTAGCTCAGGTAATCCATATGGTAGCATTTATGGTACTATTGCAACAGCAAGCCAACCAAATATCACAACATTGGCTGGTGTAACAAGTGTTGGTGCTAGTGGATCAACAACTTTAACTGGTACATTACAGACTGCAAGCCAAACGAACATTACAGCAGTTGGTACACTATCTGGCTTGACAGTGAGTGCGGCTATTGTGCCAAATGCCAATGCCAGTGTAAACTTAGGATCAACTAGTGCTTGGTGGAATAACATTTATGGTACAGCAACTCATGCATTATACGCTGACTTGGCAGAGAACTATCTAGCAGACAAAACTTATCCCCCTGGTACAGTTCTTATGTTTGGTGGCTCAGCAGAAGTCACTATGGCAGACGCTGATACGACAAAGGTTGCAGGGGTAGTATCTACAAATCCAGCACATCTTATGAATGGCGCATTACAAGGTGCCAGTGTTACTCCTCTAGCATTGATGGGTCGTGTTCCCTGTATGATCGTTGGCCCAGTTGCAAAAGGCGATATTATGGTCAGCGCAGGTTGGGGATATGCCAAAGTCAACAATACCCCTGCAGTGGGTACAGTTATTGGTAAAGCACTAGAAGACTTCCCAAGTCAGGCTAAGGGTGTTATCGAAGTGGTTGTCGGTAGAGTCTAACTAACTAAAACTCAATATAAAGGGGCATTTAGCCCCTTTATTTTTGATAAATACAACATTGACGGACAAAGCTAAATGGCATTAACAAGAATCAGCCCAGACATGTTGAACACTACTACGGAGTTTTTCTCGGCTCCGATGGTAGTACTGCATCAAGGTGCAACTCAAGCAAACGTTGATGTTGGATTCTTATTCAACCGCGCTCAAGGGTTAGTGCCCAACGTAGCTTTATACTGGAGTGAAAGCACTCAGAGTATCGTTACAGCTTTCACAAATAATACTGGGATAACCAATAGTAACATTTCAGTTACTGGCTATGCTAACTTGACTGTTGGCAATGTGCTATTAGTTAATGCTCAAATTTACGCAAATGGCGTACCAGGATTAGCTGGGCAGTTCTTACAATCTACAAGTACTGGAATGACATGGAGCAACGGTACCCCTTTCACGGGTGGGTATGTTTCAAACGCAGTCACTGTGGGTTCGACATTATTGGCAAATAGCGGAGTTGCAAGTACAAGCACGAGTACTGGTGCATTGCAAGTTATTGGTGGTGCAGGTATATCTGGTAATCTTTATATTGGTGGTAATCTATCTGTTGCTGGTAACATTAATAATGTAAATTACGAGACAATTTTATACACAGAAGTAGCCAATGTATTAACAGCAAATACACTAACAGTCAGTGGTAATGTCACTGGCGGTAATGTTATCGGCACAGTTTATAGCCCCACAGTAAACATCAATAGCACCTTAGGTGGTTATAATGTATTGAATATCACTGGGGCGGCACTACCTGCATACGGGTCTCAGACGTGGTCGTTCTTCACTCAGAATATAAGACTTACTGGTGGTGCAGGTAGTTGGATTCTATTCCCAGATAGTTCAACACAGACAACAGCATATCCTGGAACACTACTCTCTGGAACATCAACGCTGGCAATATCGACGCTAAATGCAGCCACAATTGGTAATACAAATGCCGCACTAACAGGGTCAAGCGCAGTTATAACAGGCACAGCTAACTCAACGGGTACATCAAGTGGTGCTTTACAGGTTGTTGGTGGAGTTGGTGTTGGTGGTAACGTTTATGTTGGTGGCAATGTAGTTGTTACGGGTAACGTTATCAGCGGAGCGGGTAACATTACAGTCCAATCTTTCACTGGTAATAGCGGCCAGTTCTATGGCAATGCCGCTGGCTTCAGTGCACTATATGCAGGTATTCCAAGTGGTTATGCCGCAACCCCTGACACAATTATTCAAAGTGCTGGTAACTTTAACAGTTATGTACAGAATAACAGCCAAAACATTAATGCAGGCAGTCAAGCAACAACTGACTGGGTAGCAACAGCAAGCAACGGATCTGATACAATTTATTATATTGACTTGGGCATTGCTGGAGGTGGTTATTCTAACGCAAGCCCATACAACAGTCTTGGTACAAGTTTGTGGCCAAACGATGCATATCTATATGCACAAGGTAACGTTGCTGGTGCTCCCGGTGGTAACTTAGTTGTTGGTACAAGTATTCCTGGCACAGTTACCCGCATTTTAGCAGGTGGTGTAAATTCATCAAATGTAGTTGCTATATTCTCTAACACTGGGTTGACGGTTAGTGGCAATGTTATATCAAGTAACGTTTATACAAATGGTTTGTTCTGGGCCGGCAATGGCAATGTGATACAAACTGGTGGCGGTAGTGGAGGTAGCATCACTTACACTGCAAACACTGCACCTCCAGCCACTGGAAACACAGTTGGTTCACAGTGGTACAATACATCAACTGACACGCTATATGAATACGAATATGATGGTACAACATACCATTGGGTAGATATATCGAGCCCAACATTAGCAACAAACGTAAACCTAATCAGTGGTAACTTAACTGTGACTGGAAACTTATTTGTTCAGAGTAATACAGCATCTGGAACTGTTACAAGAGTAGAATATAATATACCGCATCCATTCTTATTGATGGGTGCGACATAAGGAAATAGAATGACAATAGCATATCGAGTATTGGGGCAAGCAAATCCCACAGCAAACACAATGACAACGCTGTACACTGTGCCGGCGGCTACAAGCACCATTGTCAGTACTATCGCAGTGTGTAATCAAAATGCTAATGCAACTGCATTTAGCATTGCAGTTAGACCACAGGGCGGGGCAACTTTCGCAAACAGTTATGTTAACTTCAACACTCCGATTCCAGGTAACGACACGATTACTTTAACTATTGGTATGACGCTAGGCAACACTGATATTATAAGTGCTAACTGTTATAGTAGCAATGTCAGTATTAATGTATTTGGAAGTGAGATAAGCTAATGGCTATTAGAGCGGCAAGTACTAGAAGATCACAAGCGGCCAGCGCACAAAGCGGCGAAACAGTTGCCATCTACAATGGCACGGGAGTTACTGTTGCTGGAGCAGTAGTATCTAGTAGCACACAAATCAGTCTTGGCACTACTGTAGTAGGGCAAACTTCTGCACAGTCAACTACTACTGCCAGTGGTGGCTCATCTGGCCCTATTATCGGAAACGTACAATATCTCAGCGCCAACAACACACCAATCTCGGGCGATGTTGCTGTAAGTACACTAGGCGGAAATGTTTTAATCAATGGCAGTAACTTTGTTGCCAACAGCAGTGTTTATGTGAATAATGCCTTGGTATCAAACACTTTTGTTAGTAGCACACAGATTATTGCCACTGTGCCGGCTAATACCGGAAATGTCTCACTGTTTATTTTTAGTCCAACAAATGTAGGCACAGTGGGTCCAAATATTCGTTATGACGTTGTGCCAGTTTGGACAACTTCGGCAATAAGTTTAATCAATGGTGTTTCGGCCAATATTACATTGTCGGTTACCAGCGATAGTACGCTGACTTATACATTGTACAGTGGAAGTTTGCCTACTGGCATGAGTTTGTCAAGTACTGGCTATATATCAGGTACTGCTACAGGTTATAATGTTACTTCAGCAACCACAGCCGTATTAGTTGCCACAAACCAAGCCGGACAAGCCACACAACAAACTATCAATTTTACTATACTAATAGGTGACACATATTGGTCTTATGATTCTACTTTAATAGGTGCCGGTACTAACTTTGGTGCTAATACATTTATTACAGATAATAGCACAAGCAACAATCATTTGACAGTTGTGGGCGCAACAAAAGCGCAAAACTTTAATCCTTATCAGTTAGGCTATTACAGCGTGGGGTTTGGTGGGTCAGATTATCTTACTATGTCTGCATCTCCCCCACTAATGGGCACGGGATTCGCCGGCAATCAAATCACAATAGAGGGTTGGATATACCCTACGGTTTACACCAGTAGCAATAGTTACGGTATGGGCATAATTGGTAATTATGCCGGGGTTGCCGCAAATGGTCGTTGGGCGATAGTTCTTGTTGGATCTGCGACAAGTTCGGGTACTTTGCAAATCACTTATACTACGGGCACAGGTTCTCAGAATAATGTACTCAGTACAAAATCATTTAATTATCTAAATTCTTGGAATCATATCGCAGTCACAATTAACGCTACTACTTCGGCATCAACGACAATCAACTTTTTTGTTAATGGGGTCTTAACTGATAATTTTACTGGACAAAACTTATCCACACAAACTAGTTATTATAGTGCTCCTATTATAGGGGGAAATCTATCCAGTTACATCAATAACTACATTGGGTATATGTCAAATTTCCGTATTAGTTCAGGGTTGACCTACACCAGTAATTTTTCTGTGCCCACAACACCACTATTGACAAATAGTAGCACAGCCTTTTTAGGTCTACAGAGTAATAGATTTATAGACATCAGTCCCGCAAATACTGGATTAACCATAAGCGGTGTTCCAACAGTTCAATCAACAAATCCGTTTGCTACTGCATATCAAGCTGGCGCACCATATTATTCAACGTATTTCAATGGAAGTTCAGATTATCTTAGTATTGCTGGATCATCTAGCTTTGCATTCGGTACTGGGGATTTTACTGTAGAGTGCTGGATAAATCTTACAGTTTCTTCTGCAACTGACCAAGCGGCTTTTAGTACAGCCGGTGCAAGCACAGTGCAGAATAACGGAGTCAGCTTGGGGTTATACAACAATATTCCCCGTGCTTTTATTGGCAATGGTACTGGTACAGGAGATATTACACTTAATGGAACAGTTTCGTTATTAAATGCCGGGTGGACTCACATTGCTTGTGTTCGTCATGGCGGAACGTTTACGTACTATGTAAATGGAATTTCAGTAGCTTCAGCGACTGATTCGCATAACTTAACAGCCACGAACACAGTTTTAATTGGTTCAGTATACACTGATTTGTCACGTTATTTTGGTGGCGAAATCAGCAATTTGCGAGTTGTTGCAGGCACAGCATTATACACTGCCAACTTCACTCCATCAACAGCACTATTAACAGCAGTAGCAAATACAGTACTATTGACTTGCCAAAATTCAACATTCGTTGACAATAGCACAAACGCATTTTCAATAACACCTGCAACTACAACCGTTAAACCTGTAGCAGTAAGTCCATTTACACCAAGCAGTTATACATCAAATCAGATTACAAACTTTGGCAGTGGATTACTAAATGGTAGTACAGATTATTTGACTAGTAGCTACCCAATAAACTGGTCAACATATGGTTCATATACGCTTGAATTTTGGGTGTATCATACAGCAGTATCTGCCACTAATCAAACTTATGCGAGTACGGGTAGTACAGGGTATACGAATTTTTATTCATATGGGTCCGGGGCAACAAACCCAAATTCTATTGCAGTGGGTATTCAGGGAACAAATGAAATAAGAACTGCCAACAATGTAATTACAGCAAACCAATGGTATCATATAGCATTTACTTACAATGGCACAACAACTGTAATATATTTGAACGGAGTGCAGGTTGCATCCGCTACCACAGCAGTATATCCCAATAACTCTGGAAACTTAGTTATTGGTACAGGTTTATCATCGCAACCAGTTGCTGGCTACATGTCAGATTTTCGTTTGACAAAAAGTGTAGTATATACAAGTAACTTTGTACCACCAATCAACAGTTATAACACAGCATTAGCAAACACACAATTACTGACCTTGCAAAGCAACGGTCCTGCAAACAATAATGGTATAATTGATCAAAGTAATTTTACATCAAACAATGTTATTACCAGAACAGGTACTCCTACATCTGCATCGTTCTCGCCATATGGGGACAATTGGAGTGTCTTGCAAAGTTACGGTCCTAACGGATATTATAAATTAACAACAAATGCCAACTATGACATAACCGGCGCAAACTTTACTGTTGAATGTTGGGTTAACTTCAAGTCTTGGAGTACGGTGGCTACTTCCCCCCAAGGGATAGTTGGTAATTATGGCGGCAGTACTGGGTGGATTTTTGGATTTACCAATGCCATTAACAGTCCTCTTCAACAACCGCTAAGTTTTTTAGCATACGGTACCACATCTACAGCAGTGTATAGTACCGGCATCGCTACAGGCACAAACATTTCTTTGGGACAATGGAATCATCTTGCGGTTATGCAAAGCAGCGGAACCATTTACTTCTTCCTTAACGGGGTCATGACCTATTCTACTACTGCTCCTGTGGCTGTTGGTGCTGGTAGTTCTTTATACACAACTTATGCATCAAACTCAACAGCAAACCATAGTATATACATTAGTAATCTGAGAATCGTAAAAGGAGTGGCGGTATATTCTACAAGTGGATTTACTCCGCCCACTGCCCCTCTTACTGCAATTCCAGGAACAACATTGTTAATTTGTCAAAGTAATAGACATATCGACAATAGCCCAATCAACGGAACAATTGCAGTTCAAAATGGATCTGGTGGGGTTCAACCGCTCATCACAAACTTTTCACCGTTTAGCAATTACACCTTGCCTAAATACTATTCAACAGCGTTTAACGGTACAACTGATTATTTGAGCATAGCAAACAATTCTGCATTAAATTTTGGAACCAACGCATACACTATTGAGTGCTGGTTTTATCTAACAAGTTTACCGGCCACGAGCGCACAATATAACTTTTACGCACAGGGTCTACATCAAAGTGGAACAGCATTCCATGAATTTTGTGTGTTTAATAACGCTGGCGTTTATCAAATTAATGGAAATTTGTACAATGGTAGTTCTTATGTGTATCAAGCCGCAGTTACTGCCACAGGTTTAACAACATACACTTGGTATCATGCGGCCATGATCTACAACGGCACTAGTGCCACAATGTCTTTTAACGGTACACTAGGTACACCAGCAACAGGTACGGGCACTACTCCTACGACCACAGTGTGGATCGGCTATGGTAATGGTACTGGACTTACCTCGCCCCCGCGTTATTTCCCTGGATATATTTCTAACTTGAGAATACTTAACGGAACAGCACTGTATACTACCAACTTCACACCACCAACTGCGCCATTGACAGCAATACCAAATACAGTATTGTTAACCTGCCAAAACTCAACATTTGTTGATAACTCAGTTAATAATTTTACTGTAACGTCAGCCACTGCTACAGTAAAACCCTGGATGGTGAGCCCGTTTACTCCCGCTGTAAATACTATCGCCAGCTATACTCCTGCACAGTTTGGCTCTAGTGTGTATTTTAACGGTAGCACAGATTACTTGACATTGTCGGCTCCGCCTGCAACAGCACTTGGGTCTGGCAATTGGACCATTGATGGTTGGTTTTACAGTCAAAATTGGAACATCACTAGCGGCGCAATACTTTTTGATTTTAGACCTTCGGGTACAAATGGATATTATCCTGAGCTGGGATTTACGACATCCGGTGGTCCCGTTGTGTATGTCAATGGAGCTAACCTTATTACAGGGTCAACCAATCTGTATATAAATGAATGGTATCATTTTGCCATAGTAAAACTCAATAATGTAACTACTTTATATATCAATGGTGTTTCAAATGGCTCTGCTAGCGATACAAATACTTACGCTGTCGGGGCAAATGCTCCTGTTATAGGCGGCAGTGGGTTTGGTCGTGGTGGTCAATACTTTACAGGTTATATTGCAGATTTTAGAGTTATTAATGGTGTTGGGCTATACCAAACATCCTTCTATCCAGGGTCTGCACCCGCACTGCCAAACTTAACAGGCAATGTAACATTGAATGGCAATCTCTTGGCATTGAACAGTAACTTAACTGCAAATTCTACAGTAACATCATCATTGATGTTAAACGGCACTGCTGGCGGTATATTTGATTCTACTAGAATCACTGAATTTGTTACTGTTGGCAATCCCGTAATAACCAGCAATCTAGTGCCATATACCCCTGCCGCAGGATTGAGTAGTGTGTATTTCACTGGTGCAAGTTATTTAACCGCAAACACAACATCCGTTTCTACGTTTGCAAACGTAAACTTCACCGTTGAGACTTGGTGGAAAAGTAGCGGTACGCAATCGCAATACGCACCCCTAGTCAGTAACTACTTTACATCAAGTCCAGTAACTGGATCTTGGGCATTTAAGATTTCGGGGTCAACTGCTAATTACTTAGAGTTTACTTATTATAATGGAAGTAGCTTAGTAAACATTGATGGCACAAGTAATGTCAATGATGGTAACTGGCATCATATTGCGGCTGTTAGAAATAACAATTATATTTTACTATTTGTTGACGGCACTCAACAACAAAATACGGCTATCTCTAATACTCAGACAATTGGGGTCACAACAGGAAATCTTCTAATAGGTTACGAACCACGTGATAATGTTTATATCAATGGCTACATCACTGATCTTAGAATTACCAATGGCTACGCAAGATATGTTGCTAACTTTACACCATCTATCTATCAATTCCCAACAAAATAAATACACTAAAGAGAATATAAATGGCATTTCCAAGCGCACCATCAAACGGACAGTTAGCAACAGTAAACGGTATCAGTTATACCTATAACAGTACTAACAATGCCTGGACACGGAATGTCAA